TATCACCATGGCATCATTTAGTAATGCCGCCTGATTGCGTTTTGTTTGTTTAATCATTGGCTCATCGCTGGGCAAAACATTGATAATATTATTAACCCTATCGCTTAAAGATACCCAATGGCTTTCTTTTTGATTGTATCTTTCATTCTTTTCCTGTGCATAATTTTGTGGACGGAGTTTCATTTAGTTTCCTTTAGAACACGGTTGTTATCTTTAAAAGTTTCATCATTGGCAAGAGGTTGTAACAGTTTTATCAAGCCACCTTCTACGGCACTCAAATCGCATTGCTCGTGTAGTATAATATAACTGACTTTCCATTTTACTGGATTGATATCAATATTTTCTCGTAGCCACCGCCACCCCTTGGTGTCCTTGGCACCTTTTCTCCCGAAGGCTTTATCCCAGTGTTTGCCTTGCCTTGATTTAATTTGGCCCTTGCCCACATAAATCACTTGCTTGCCTTGTTGTATAACATAAATTCCGCTATGCTCTTTGGGAATTTGCTTATATAAATGAAACTCTTGTTCTAAAACATCGGCCTTGATATTATAAAACTTCAAGACTTTTTTAATTACTGGGTCTACCATTGTTGTACCTTAAAATTAAACAATAACTCAATTATAGCACCAATTGTTATTCTTGTCAAATCCCGTGTTGTATAAAAACAACACTATTGATTATCCTCTAGATTTTGCAAATAAGTATTGAGATCGCCGGCATGTAATTGCAACATGATCAAAGTGGTTTCGTCAATTACCGCTATACATTTGTAGGTGTCTACTAGATAAGGAGCAGTTAACAATCGTTCTAGTTGTAAGAATTGTCGACCTCCGAGACCTCGTTGTAATTTCACCTTATGTGTTTTAATCTTGGTATGCTTGTTGATCCAAGTATAGGCTTCGCGTGTTAGTCTTAGACTTTTGGGATTGATAGGATTGTGCCACCAGCGTGGAGGACCAACAGTGACACCTGCGGTAAACAGGTCAATCCACGATTGTCTATTGTTTGTAGATTGTGTCACCTTGTTTTAATAACACGACTGTGAACTTGTCGGTTTTGTATAAGGTATTGAGTTTCTTGCAAAGATTAATAGCGTGGCCGCTATTTGAAAAACTTACTTTCTTGTACTTGGGACCAGGATAACTAACCAGTATATTGTGAGTTTTTAAATTGATAGGTTGGTTGTCGTAGAAGACTGCCCAAATACCTTCACTGGCTAATACTTGGTCGCTTTTATAAGTTGTTTTGTTTACGTGATCCAACAATACTGTTGGTTTTGGTCTTGACATCCTAGTTCCTTGATATACAGTTTATTTATCACCGTAATATGCGTACTTTTACTTAAAACCACCACCATCCATGTTTATTTGGAAAATATTTTCATTTACGGGTGTATGTTTTGCTTGTTCGGCGGTTATTGTAAGCAAACTGTAAATTTCTGCATGAAGATTACGTGCTTCGTCGGCATTTAATGTAAGCAGTTTGCTATTACTTTGAGTCATAGCACGTACTCGATCATTAAACATTCTTAGCGCAAGTGGTAATGAATTATCCATTTATTTCTCGCAATGCATCTTCTGCACGTTCTTGTGTTTTAAAAGGACCTTGGTATTCATAACGATTAAGTGTAATCAACTTGGGACAAAATTGTCTAGTCCAATTTTGACCAAACTTAATCAAGTAGTGACCTGCACAAAAGAAACTTTTACTTTTGGCACCTTTGGTATAGATAGGCAAGTATCTTTGTACATCAAGTACTTGATTGTGTGCACTACCACTAACAGGAAATCCATAAACATCGTTATCAATAATTTTTTGTGGCTTCTCGGCTTTGACAAATTCAATATTGTATTTTTTACTAATCAACTTGATACTGGGAAAATGCTCGCGTTGATCATCGTGTACATATACAAAGCCACCGTTTTCGTCCACTGCTTGTATAGTGGCAATTTTGTGTCCTGATTGTTCAACAATCCAAAATTTGTTTTTAATTACTGGTTTAGCAATTGTTTCCATTATTTTTGTTTCATCCTATACATTGTGATTATTTTGCCCAGTTCACGATCAAAATCTTCCACGCCATCGGGTATAATATAAAGTTCTTCTGAGCCACCTCCGGATATAGTATATTGCGGTGCACTCTCATTTACTGAAATAATAGTACCACCATTGGCGCTGGTTATTTTAAATGAGATGCCCGGTAGATTCATACTACTGCTGGGATTTGCCAATGTTACAGTTTGCAGTTGACCGTATGCTGATTGATATGCGTTTGTTGCCACTTTGTTTTCTTCCTCTAATATTATTCTACCTTGAGTGAGCCAATGAAAAAATCTCAATCTCCAACTGCGGGGCTTTGGAAATAATACATTGTATGCTTTATCATACCGATGTTTACGATCCGCAAGTTCCTTCATGACTTGATCATTTCCATTGCTACAATTTGTCCAACCTGAGCAGAAATGTCTTGGTCATCGTGTATGACATTTAAGATCTCAATAGTCTCGTCCTTTTTGGGATCATAGCGTCTTGTAATTAACACAACACCACCACGGCCTACACTGACATCAAATCTAAATGTTCTCGGAATGTCGTGATTGTCAGGACCTGCAAGTACCCCTGCACGATGGCCTTTGCGTCTAGTAGGGTTACCACTAGCAAGTCCGGCAGTGGCATACACTTCTTCATCATGTCTGCCGTACTCTGAACCCCATCGTACTATTTTATTACATAACCATTTAATCATATTTTTCCTTGTTTGCTAATGCCACAACAACTTGCAATCGTTCTAGGCTTTGGGCAACAGTGGCCATAGCGTCGGCAACGGCCGGGCTTTCCTTGGCCAGTTGTTCAAGTTGCCGTTCCATTTCGATCTTTGCACGTACCCAATTGATTGCTTCAACAGCGTCAGGGGTTAGGCTTACCGAGCCATATAGCCCATGCATTTGAGTCCAATAATTTCCATCCCAGACCTCAATGCGGGCGTTATTAAATCTCATAGCACCTCGGGCCGGGGCAGGCACCGGAGTATCGGCATTGAAGTATGGTCCGCCAGTGACTTCACCGCCTGATGTATTAATGTATTGACTTCCTGTTAACCCACTAAGCATCCACGGTCTCCAATATTTCCGGGGCTTTAGACTTGATTAATTCCACCAGAGCCATTTGTATATAATCGTTCACAGTCATATCTAGTTGATGTGCACGACGATAAATTTCTATCTCTAACTCACTGTCAAGTTCTAACTGAATCATAACTCGTGTGTCGTAATCTTGACCATTAACAATAGCAGTGGCCTTTTCTAAGAAGTCCTCTTCAACATCTAGTTCAGTATACTCAACACCATCCCATGCCGTGTTCATGTCAACCCCACGTGCGCTGGCTTCGTTGTCATGTGCCTTTGCGTACTTAGGATTAATCATTCGATATGCACGATCGTTGGTAAAGTCATGTGCTGCAACTTCATATACTATTTGCGTCTTTGTATCAAATACAATGTCGGTGCTATAGCCACCTCGGTCATGTATGCCATTCCAGCTGGATAACATACATGTATCCTTGCCGTAGCAGTCCCACAAATAATGTTCACCATCTGTGATTTTGTAATTGGCTAGTTCTAACCATTGTTTTAATGTAATCATGTCTTCTCCGGATAATTTGCTGATAAAAAGTCTACATAACCCTGTATGTTGTCGCTGATGCGTTTCAAATCATACTTGCCACAAAACTTCAAAAACTTGGTACCAATTTGCGGAATATCTTTTGGCACAGCATTTTCTGCAATAGTTTTTGCTATGTTCATTTTAACATCATCGGGCTGAGCAGTCAAGTCCACAATAGTCACATTGCGATGATAGTCGTCTAGCACCTTGTGTTCGACGCCATTATGGTCAGTCCAACGTTGTAACATGAGATTGTTCCAAGCAAATCCTTTACTATTTCTATCTTCAAATGCTTCTTGTAGGCCCACTCGGTTTTTAGTGCCTTTGGTGCGAACACCTGGATAAGCACTAAACACATTGTCTGTAGCATCGCCACGCATACATTTTTCAAACAAGATCCACTTAGGGTCGGGAATTTTCTTAGGCTCTTTAGTTTTCTTGTCAATAACCAATTTGCCTTTTTTATCCAATATGCCATTTAGTGTATGAAGCTCATCACTGATACCATTGTACTGTACAACATTGGTAGCAAGTAACTGATAAAAGTCTGTGTCACTTGATACAATTACATGTGAATCCTGTGGGTGTGCTTGTATCCATCCTGCCACCAAGTCATCTGCTTCCAGTGCTTCGTGCCGGAGAACAGTACAATTTGACTTTTCCGAGAAAAATGTTTTGAGCTCATCAAAAGTTTCCCAAAATAGTCTGTCTTCTTCAGCTTCTTTTTCGGTGAGCGCGGCTCTTGCGACTGCACGATTTGCTTTGTACGGGGCATAAAAGTCCTTGCGCCAGCTACGTCCTTCTAAACAGATCACAACATGATCTGCTTTTTGCTCTCGGTAGGCTTTGGCAATAGAGTTAAGTGTAACGTGAGCAGCAAAGCCTAATCTGTCCCAAGTATCTGCTTGGCGAGCGGCTGAGTGACGTGCACGAAAGAATGTGTTAGCAGTATCAACAATTAAGTATTTCATAGCATAATAATAGCATATTATGACTTCTTTGTCAAGAGTATTTGGACATAATATTGCATCAAAAACTCTGCCCATGCTTGATGTGCATCCGCACCAAAATGATAAGAATTAGGATTTACCGTTTTAAATCCTTTTTGTATGCACCAATTGTAATAGGTCAGGTTACTATCATACGGACCCACATAGTTTAATCCCCAATCATACTCATTGGGAACAACTTTTGTTGTATCTGTTGTTATTTGACGACTGCGAATATTTGCAAAGTCACTGTAAGTGTTAAAGAATATATGCGGAATATTTTTGTTTTCTAATGCTTGGTGCAAACGCCAAATTTGGTCATGCCAGCCAAGTAGTTTACGTTCTCTAGTCACGTGTGTTTGATCTACGACCCATTCTCGATAACGTTGTTGTAATTCACGAGGTACTGTATCTGTACCACTAGCAGTGACTTGGTAGTAGGTGTTATTGTGTAGCCATTCTTCTCGCTCCCAAGTGCTCCACCCAATAATAACAAGATTGGGTTTTTCTTGAACAAAACCGCCTTGTACACTTTCTATATGTGGCCAAGTTGTACGCATTATGCGATCATTACTGGCTGCACTTTCGGCATCGCAAGTTAGTATAGAACCTAGTTCGTTTGCAATTAAGCATCCGTAACTTAGTTTTAAATTGTCGGGATGCGGTTGACGTCCTAATGCCCAATATAGTGGATCGTCTTGGGCAAAGCAATGTGGATTCGCTATCTCTGCTCCGGCACTATGACTATCACCATTGACATAAACAATCATTCTTTATATGCTGGATTGGGAAATTCTAGTTCAAATACGTGATACGAGTTTGCGTCACCATCTATGTCTCTGAGTATTTCCAATGTGCGCTGATGCTCAGCTTCTTGTAGTGTGTGGTACATACCGGGGCCGGTTAATGATGAAGAGCCTCCAACAGTGGAAAAGTACAAGCCACTTTTGGTAGACATTTTCATCAGCTGATAAAACTTTAGAATCTTTGGTGGTTTTAACCCTTCCATTTAACTTACCTCGGTACGCCCATCACCTAGATCTTTGCGATCAATTACTCGGGGACGATTATCATAAGGTTGATTGGCTTCCCATTGTTCATAGTTCTCGGCAATGACATTTTTACAAATTTCACCAAACCACTGATCTACCATATCACTGTCTGTTTTGCCTTTGTATCCGGCACGTGCCAAGTTAGCAATAAACTTATCATTCCATTCTAGTTCAAATGAACCATTTCCAATATTGTCTGGATCTAGTTCTACTTGTACTACATTGACCCAGGGCTCGCCTTTTGCATCGGCAATTTGACGTGGAGTCATGCCGGTAAAGTCAATCTTTTTAGCAGTCTTTTTAGCCGGCGCTTTTTTAGTTGCAGGCTTTGTAGCTTCTGTTGCTGCTCGGGGTTTTCTTGTCGCCATAATCTTTCCTTAAATATTATCTACTGTGGGATCATAAAATAATCTAGCAAGTGGTACAGCACTAACAGTACTGATTAAACTCATAATAACTACCGCTGCAAACATGTTAACACTAATAATGTTAGCAGTCAACAACATTGTTACCAAAAAGATTTCCATTAAACCTTTGTTTTGTAACATTGCGGTTTTAAAACAAATTATACGTAGTCCTTGCCCTTGATATGCTAGCCAAACTCCTATAAATTTAGTGGTAACTGCAATAACGTACATGACAAGTGCGCCTAGCAGTATTGCGCCAAAGTCCATGGTCCAATTGGTTTTTAGTCCGGACCAAATAAAGAATACTGGCATTAACCAAACCATTTGTTGCATTTCCATTCCCTCATTCCATTTGGCAGTATGCTTGGGAGTAACCATACCTGCCAAGAATGCACCTAGTACAAGTACAAGAAATAATGAAGCAATAAATGTCTTTATTTGGTAAGTAGCCATAATAAATGTTCTTCACTGTGGTGCCAATGATATTCGTATACTGGTTCACCAGGACCAGTATACGTAGCAGTGCCTTGGTATGCTCGTTCAAACCATATATGGCGACCTGATCGTACACAACGTCTGGGCCACAGTGCAAACTTTGATTTCCACTGTGCCCGATAATAAAAATGATCTAGATCTCTGAGTATATCCATTGGCAATTAAGTGCCCCACTCATTCTTAAATAGTGGTACTTGTAGTCGATCACTATACCGCCAACCCCGTTGCAAGGCTGCTAGTGCTACATTACGTGCATTTAAATTATAAACACTTTCAACACCACCTACAGGCATTAAGTATACGTGCCCTACAAAGCCGGCCGCACGATATTCTTTAACTGCACGTTCTGCATCTGCGACGTCTTGTTCTGTAGCTACAACAAATTTCAAATAAGCAGTACCAAACCACTCGTATTCACAAACAATTCGAGGTTGTATTGCTTCTTCCCAACTCTCACCACTTGTAGGTAGTTTTGCACTCACGCTAAACGTTATCTCTCTATTTCGATTTTGTTTTTGCCATTTAAACAAATACTTCTTAAAGTCATCAGAAAGTTTTTGTGTACCATTGGTTTCAAAGGTAATTTCCTTAAGATCCTGCATATCAGGATGATTCAACAAGTCGGGATATTGCCTTTGCCATCCTAGCAGTGGTTCACCACCTGTGATTACGAGATGCTCGTCTTGCCACCCCTTGTGAGGTAGTATGTCCATAATCTGATTGGCAATTGTGTCAGTATCAAGCATGGGACTAAGATGCTTAAACCTAGGATCCCAACTAGCATAACTGTCACATCCAGTGGATACCAAAGGCAATTCTTTATAATCGTTGTATAGGTGGACCACTTGAGCAATATCTTCAACTTCTTCACTTTTCTCTCCTCTAGGCATGCCAAAACCGGCACATTTAAAATTACATCCAAACACACGCAAGAATACACTGGGTACACCCATGTAACGCCCTTCGCCTTGTACGCTATAAAATAACTCTGCTACTTTTAATTTACTCATATATTGTACTCCACTTACGAAGTTTTTGTTTTTTATTTTCTATAGCCTTATCTAATGCGGCACCGTTTAACACACCTTGATCCATGAGTATATCTACCATGGCTAATACGTCACCAACTTCTTTTTCAAGATTTTCTCGCTGGGTACCAGTACCATTCATGTATACACTTTCTAAACCAAAGCGTCTGCACTTGCTGACATTTTGAATAACTTCAGCACATTCTTCTTGCAATATGCCTAGGGTCTCAAAGATTCGGTCGTTGTCAAAGGTAACTGTTGTAATTTCTGCCTTGGCACGCTTTTCGATATGATTTTTCATTTTTGCTACTAGTGTCATGCGAATAAATCCTCTCTATTATCATTCATGATTTCAATCCATTTTTAAAACTTGCACACCTTCCCTCAACAATAGTTACCTTGGGATCTTGTTGAAACTTTTCTTCGGCCTTGGCTACATCCGACATACATTCAGCTCGATCTGAATAAGGCGTTTCAACTGACATCACTCCACATTGTGTTCCTTGACAAAAGAACACAATGGCTAGATACATTGTAATAGTGTCCATTATGCAAACAAGTCCTCTCCATCTTCTCTATGACCTTCTCTATAAGCCATATTGCTTTGTGTTTCACGTACTTCAACTCTAAAGCACCATAAACGTTCAGCTTCACCCGGTCCCCACATATCGGGAATATAAACACCATTAACATACTTATAAAGCATGTCTGCTAATCCTTCACATCCTAAACGTGGCAGGATAGTCAGTTTAGCCATCTTTTTACTTTCCAACAATTTATATGTTTCAAGTTCAGGATCATCCTGTGCTACTAACAAAGTATGATCAAATTGATCTTCCAAAGTCCGTTTAAGTTCTTTTAAGCCACCGTAGTCAGCGGCCCAGTTACGCACATCCAAATTGTTTGTGCCAAAGTAAAACTTCATACTAAATGAATAACCATGTATTAGATTACAATGACTGTCGGCTCGCCATTGTCTATATGCACATGGAAATGCATCGTGATATTCTTTTGTACTAGTAAATCGATAAGTTGTCATGCTGTTTCTCCTATGTTAATTATAGCATAGGCGGCAGAATTTGTAAAGCGGGATGAACGCCAGAGACCGCTATAAATTATTTAACTAACTCAAATTCTTGTTTCATGTTGTGGGCTTTGATGTTATCCATAAATTTAAGTATGAATACACTTGCAGTACTTGCATCATCGCCGTTAAAGTTTATTTTAACATAACCAGTACCGTCTTGTCTATAGTAACTGGGTTTGGCTCGTCCGTATCGCACTTGTTTTATGACCTTTAAGTTATAAGATCTACCACTAAAGGCTTCAGTCTTTTCGGTCACAGAGCCGCCAATCATGTCAAACCATTCGCACATTTCATCAGTCAAGGTATCTACGTCGATCCAAATACTGTGGCTTACTTTACATCCTGGGGGTAATGCTATCATTGCATTTCCTCGGTATACAAAGCACCATTGATTAATTGTAACATATAAAGTTTACCTGTGCCGGTGTTTTGATAGACCTCGCCAACATCAACACTCCAATTGAATCCAGGAGTATACCCAACTTGTGTTGCCATTGCAGTAAAGTCACTTTGTTTATAAGGAGTAAACTGTCCCCCAGCCAGCTGATATAGTGTTGCTTGTAAGTTTGCCCCGCTAAAATAAACCAAAGTCATGTTGTTGTAACTCAGTACATTGTAATGATAATAGTTGTAGTTGGCTGAATCAATGGTGTAAGAATAGGCGTAATGCCCCGACCCGTCATTGAGCCATACTTCTTTACGCCCTTTGGTGTTGTCACTGGTGTTGTCAAACACCAATACAAAATCTTTGTGCCCGTCGTTATTGACATCCAATGATACGCTATCAATCAAGTCATTTGTGGTAGCAGGATCTTGACTTGCAATTGCGACTGATGCAACTAAATTTAGGTTATTGTCATATGTGCTTATGGTATTGCCATTTCCAGTAACAATACTGATGTTGCCATTGGTCTCGTGATTGATGCTACATGTAGCACCGCCAACAATTGATTGGTTGAGAGTAAAACTACGATTACCATTGTTGAGGTAAACACCGCCCACTGTTCCACTCTGGGGTTCTCCGCGAACCAGAACATCCAGTTTTCCATCGTTATTGATGTCGTCTACACAAGCACCGTGACTGTCGTTTAGTTCGGGAAGAATTTGTTGCAAAAATTGTCCCGGTTGATTCCAAAACACCATGCTGTGTACTGCACATCCGTTTGCACATCCGTCATTGAAACCGGGAATAAAAATATCGTTACGCCCGTCATTGTCAAAATCACGTATAAAAATACGTTGACTTCCGGTATAGTTTGTTACTGGCAATACAGTTGCGGTTCTATCAGTCAAAGTACCATCAGCATTTTGTATCAGTACATAAATGTTGGCAACATTGCCCGGGCCGCCCCATCCGCCAATTACAACATCATCGAGCCCGTCACCATTCAAATCGCCAACTGCTATATTTTTTACATTACCGGCTAGATTTGAAATTACCAAATGCGGTGTTGGGTTACTAGGAATTGCGGGAGGTGTAGTAGTGACTACAGTACTGCCCCCGCCTCCCCCGCCGTCCCCGCCACAAGCAGTTAATACTAAAGTATACAGAATTAAAATAGCACGTTTCACAGATGCTCCTGCAATTGTTAATGCTTTAATTATAACACTTTAGTCATTTGGTGTCAAATTAGCGTGGAGCGAATTCCTGTTGCATTTTGATGTTGTCAAAGAATTCTTTTTTAACCCCTGGGTCATCTTTAAAAGATCCTTTTAATACTGTGGTTTGTGTTAGACTCGAATGCGCCATAATACCGCGGTTCTCACAACAACCATGTGTTGCTTGGATGTAAACTCCCAAGTTTGTTGCACCTGTTGCACGTTCTATTTCCCGAGCAATATCATTGCACAACTCTTCCTGGAGAGTGCCGCGACGAGCACACCACTGAGCAATACGAGTATACTTAGAGAGACCAATAAGTTTTTGTGCGGCGATGATGCCAATGTAAGCGACACCAGTAACGGGCTGATGATGATGACTGCACATAGAGCGGAGCTCACTACGTACCACCAACATACCTTCGTATCTGTCTTCACTGTCGTTGGGGAAACTGGTTGCATCTGGTCCTAGAACATATCTTCCCTCCATAATTTCGTTGAAATACATTTTGGCAAGACGTCTTGCAGTACCTTTGCTATTGGGATCTGTTTCTCTATCAATAAGCAAACAGTCCAATACTCGTTCAAATGCTTCGGTTGCTTCATCAATTAGTTGAGGAATATGCTCTTCTCGAACATAATCACTAATGTTATCTCCGGCCCAAAAACGTTTACCATTACGTCTCATTACGGCACCTAAATAACCGTGTGTTGTGCCTTCGCTATAACCGCCTTCGTCAATTTGATTAATGATGTGTTCTTTTTCTTTAAAATCTTGTTGTGCTTTATCGTACATTGTTTTGTTTTTCTCCGAGTTATTGTCGTGGATGACTTTGTTGTATTATACTTTATTTAGATTGATAAGTCACGCTTAATTGGTAATTTAAAATTAGTTACTTTTAGGTTAGTAACCACTTCTGTAAGTTGTTCAACAAATAAGTTTGAAATTTCTGGATCTGAATAAGGATACCATGGTGAATCTATTAAATTAGTAGGGAAATATTGTAATCTATATGCTTTTCTAGCCTTGTCACCTTTTACTCTACAATGTAAAGTAATAGAGTTATCAAACATACACAAATCATTATCGTGTTGGTAATGGTGGTAGTACGTATACTCATCGGTAAACAATCCTCTGTCCAATTGTCTAAATACTTCATTGCTTTCTTTTTGGCTCATGCCTTTAATACTAGCAACAGAATTAATAGTATAGTGCAAACCTTTAATTCCGCCAGGGCTGGTTAATACTAACGGAGTTTCGGCACCATCTACTGGGCAAAAACTTTGTTGCATTAGTGAACTAAAATCAGCACTTTCAATTTCAGCAGCAGATAAACCACCTGGTCGATAAGCATGAACAACCATCATATCATCAAGCTCACTACGGAAACTATTGCTCACTGATTCATAGTAATCGGCAGTTTGCATAAATCCAGTAGCACTACCTATCATTTTATAGTTACCCCAGAGAGATACTTCGGGTATAAAATTCAATTGTGATGATTCATTGCTGTGCCACCCCAAATCACCAGAATCAAAAGTGCCCAACATATTGCCTTGGTCATCTTTGGCTCCAGTGACTCTTGGCAAGTATCTACCACTTTCAAGTTTTTCTAGCATATACTTTCTTATTTCTATGGCTCGTTTGTCATCACGATCTAAATCCTCTTGAGATTTTAAATCATAATAGTTAACAGGATGTCCATATTTTTTTGCTAGCCTTACACCTAGTCCAGAATATATCTGTGGACCAAATTGTTCGATGCGTTTAAGATATACATCGCCAGTTAAGCCTTTGGGATTTCTAATAATAGTTAGTAAATTTTTTAAATGTCCTCTGCCAATTTCCATCCACTCTTCGTCAGTCATGGTAGAGAAATCTAAATCATCGATAATGCGGCCATATTTGCCGAACCCTGGAACTTTGGTAATTTTCATATTGTGTTAACCTTTAAATTTATTTTGCGTAAGTCTGGATAAGTCACGAGTTGTGTCATTGTATTTACCAGTGGCAACTGTTGCAATCCTGTTTCGCATAATTCCAATGTTGGACAATAATGATATCCTTGTTCAAATACTGTTTGTTGTTCCCATGGAGCGATTTTCAAATCTCTGCCATCGCTACGTGCCCGACTTGCCCACGCATACAATTCGGGATCATCCGTTAATATAGCACCGCCCTTGCCCAACGGTAAAGGCTTTCCGTGACCAAAACTTAGGCATTGTACCTGCCCTACTTGATACATCTTGGGTTGTAGTAATCTAGCACTATCCCAAATTCTAGTTTTTCTAAATCGATACTCGCCAATCCAAGGGCCCTTATCTTCAAATTGATATTGAATTTTTAACTGTTTCATGAGCATAAGAATACTCAAGTAGGTATAAGGGGTAAATGCACAAAACTCAACTCGGTCATGTCTAAAACACAGTTCTAGAGCATGGGTACATCCATCAGTTACAACCACATAGGGTGCACCTGTGTATTTGGCCAATGCTTCTTCAAATTTAAATAGTGTTTCAAAACTCATTCGCTTATATGATCCTGTTTAATTTCTCGTACAGTACACCCTAATTTATCAGCAATGAGATTTTTTAGAGTAACACGTTTGTTATTCCAATCTCTTATTTGTATTGCACGCCTGCCAATTTCTGCAAGGTCTAATTGTGCTTCCATACCAGATTTGAGTTCGCTTTCTAAATTCCAAATTTCCAAATGTATGTTATACAATTCATTCATTTCATCTGCAACTATAGCTAAATCGTAGGGCTTTAACTGTTCTCGATAAAAATCAACTTCTACTTGATTGGCAGAGTTAGTCTTAAAGGCTTTTAACTCTGCAATAGCATATCTATCAACTAATTCAATTATAGGGAAAATCATTTGGTATACCACTTGTAGGCTGAGTCTATGATTGTTGCTATATCACTGTAAAGCGGTTCCCAATGCAATTGCCTTCGTGCTTTGCCGGCATCGGCATACAATTGTGCCGGATCGCCATGTCGTCTTGGACCCTGGGCCATTTCTTCCATTTTGCCGTAACGTGCAGTGATGTAATTAATAATTTCTAAATTACTTGTGCCACGGCCGGTGGAAAGATTAAAGCAATATGCGCCCAGTTGCGGATAGTCGTCGAGCAAAAAACTTGCTCCTAGAACATGGGCCCGTGCAATATCCCACACATGCACATAGTCACGCACCGCAGTTCCATCACTGGTATCGTAGTCAACACCGTTTAGAGTGAATTGAGTCTGATTGATTAGTGATTCCAGTGCTCGAGCTATGATATGACTAGCTCCGGCCTCTTGGCCCAGGTCAAAGCCAACGGGTTCGGCACCTGCGGCATTGAAATATCTAAAACACATGCTCTGTAAAGCATATGCACCCCAATAGTCACGCAATATCATTTCCGTCATGGCCTTTGTATTACCATACGGACTAATAGGCTTCACGGGATCATCTTCTACTAACGGAAGCGAGCCGGGGTCGCCGTACACACTGGCACTACTAGAAAACATAACAGCCGGCCGTTTAGAATTATCTTTGACAACATTGAGCAATTGAATAGTCTTGGCTATGTTGTTATCATAGTACTCGGCAGGATTGGACATGCTGGGTGCTACTAGACTGGTACCGGCACAATGCACCACTAAGTCGGGTTGGATCATGTGTATCATTGCCAGTGCTTGGTCGCTGGCAAAGTCTTCAATCAAGTATCCGTCAACGTTTTTGCCAGTAAGAGTATGTGCTCGACCAACTCGATCAATAACAAACACAGTATCGCCATTTTGTTTAAAGGCACGAGCCACGTGGCTACCGATATAGCCACACCCACCGGTTATTACTATTTTCCGCATGTGTACTTTCACTGCCATTAATATTTTGATTCTCTTGTATGCTTACGATAATCTGTACTCATACGACGCCATTGCTCACCATTGCCTTCCAAGATATCAATGGCACGATCAATGGTACCATCGGTCCAGTTACTAATATCTCCTGTATTATGATTCCACTTTAACAAGTTCTTTAGTTTAGACATTGCATCATCTATACTCCAGGGTATATATAACCTAGTTGCATCATTAGCAAAAGTTTCTGGAAAACTACGATAAGCAGGATAGAGAACGTTGCAACCAAGAGTGTCAGCTTCTGATACTGTGTTAGAGACCCAGTCTTGTAAAGCACAATTGAATAGTACGCGGCTATCATTGAGTAAAGCATAGTAATCATTTTTATCCAAATCTTCATATATGGTCAGTAAGCCACGTTGTTGCAAGTCTCTTGTACGTGCCATGTAACTGTCGTTGTTGCTTTTTAGTTTGGCACCACTAAAGATACAGAATTCTACCGGAATACTATCACCATATTGACGATGCCATTCTTCTATCAGGTCCATGTAGAAGTCTGGTTGCTTTTCTTGGTCCCAACGAGCCGCAAAACCTACTCGCATAGTGCGTTGATTAAATGGCTTTAAGTCACCGGGCACTCGTGCACGTACCTCATCTCGACTAAATGCTAATCCACTAATATTATATATGGGGGCTTCCCAGCCTGCAATCTTCATGTGCATTACCATTTCTTCGTTACTGGCCAATACTAGGTCTGCAAACGAGTCCACCATTTTTTCATACAGTCCCATCCATTTAGACATGCCCCAGACGTGTACAAAGTCATCAGGATCTATAGATTGAGCAAGACACCTAACGGCAACACGAGGACGGTGAACAGGATCAATTTGATCAAAAATGTAAGGGAGACTTTCGATCCCGGGTTGGAACATGTCTTCGAAGTAGATAACATCGTCATTTGTAATTTCTCCTGCCTTTAATCGTTTAATTAAATTCATCAGCTGACTCATACCAAAGTAGGTACGTCCATGTGCATCCAACACCTGTCCTGTAACAATAGCTTGGTCATTGCTGAGAGTTTCGCCTGTGACTATTTCATAGTTGATTCCTCTGCGCTTGAATACTGCTTCGTTCCAGTCTTGCAGTTGTAGAGTATATCTTGCTTTATAAGGCTCTAGGCCCATGTACCATAATTTTCTCATTTTATAAAATCCATTCTATGAAAGTTGTCTTCAGATAAGTCACTTATAGTATTCCAATCATTCTCAATTAGTTTAAAAAATTCTGGGAATACGGTCGCAAAGTTTTGTTGTCTATACAAATCTTGTCGCTTAGTCCAAATTATAAATTGTTTCCAATCTAGTAGATTACTAGTTTTAATATCTAAATAACCCAATGCTTCTTGATTGGTAATGTGTTGCTTGACTGCTAATTTTACACTATCGGGCATGATATGTAAAGACAAATAGCTAGGAGAGTTTACCATATTAATGTAAACATCGCCAATCTTTTCTTTTAACCAATTATATGTAGTGTCGATTGAGTAAATGTTGAGTACACTAACTGTTAGGCCTGCCATATAGTACATCTCACAGTCAAGTTGATTTTTTAAATCTAGTATCTCATCCATTACCTCGGTTGCCTCTTGCCATTTTCCGGGCCAACGCAAATATTCAAACTCTGTGCCTAATCCATCTATACTCATTGATATTTCAACTCGTTTAAAATTATTCCAAGCACGTTTTAATCTTGCAGTAGGCTTGTTGGTGCAATTAGTACTGTAAAATAGTGTAATGTTTTTGCTTAAGCCACTAGAAGATAAAAATTCCAACAAATCCAGTTGTGTGATATTTAAAAAAGGTTCGCCACCAAAAAAGTCTATCTTTTCTAAATTTCGAGCGATGTCTTTGTACTGTGTAAAGTCTATATGCTTTGGCGGTAGCAGTGGAATAAATCTATTGTGTATTTTGCCTTCGTCAAAAGTATTATAAGTTTTGGCATAGTATTTTCCTTCTTCAGTAAAGGTATTACTATCCCATCCCCCGCAACTACGACATGCTAGATTACAAACATTACTAGATTTAAAAACAGCAGTTTTTGGACCTTGCATCCATAAACCAGGTTGTATAAATTCTGCGTAATCTTTTGGAAAGTACTCATACTGTCTTTGCCTTAGGCTTAGTTTACCCGAGTCTTCCTCATCCCAACATCGATGACATTCCTTGGGCCTTTTGCCATCAATAAATTCTTGTCGTAATTTATTAAGTTGGGGACTATGCCATCTCTCCATTGGAGTTAACTGTTCCAATCTCCATTCACCTGCCCCAAACGCACAAGGGCTAGTACGTCCATATGCATTTTGTCTTGTACTTTGAAAAGGTGCAATACAAAAATTCTTTGCGGGCACCTCGGGCAAGCCATCAGTGGAGATTGGATTAGGCATTAACTTTTAACAAATGGTGCCAAGTTGGGGGCAGTCCAGCCTAGGGGCTTGAGTACTTTGCCATCTTCACGCTTACGCACTTTGCCATCTTCGCCAATCTTGGCAAAGTTAGTACTCATAACTTCTCGCCAAGCACCTTCTGCATCAAAGCCTGCACTATGAATAGCGCCAATAGTAACAACCAGAATATCAATTAATGCATCTAGTGTTTCAACTTGATCGTTATTATTCATAGCAACAGTTAACTCATCGTGTTCTTCTTTGATTAGATTAACATACATACCAAACTGTTTTATATTTTCTACACCAACAGTTTGATCGCAGGCTCTCATGAACTTTTCTTGATCTCGAAAAGGATTAGTCACGATTTTGTTCCCTTACACGCCAATTGGAGTTAGTATCACGTGGGCGAAAGTTTGTACGCTCACGATTTGGAGTACGCCAATGATCCCATGGTTCCTTGCCCTTGGTATAACGTATAAACTCACCATATGGTGCACGCTCATTGTAAAGATGACGCTCGTCAAAAACGTATCCATAGTCTACACAAAATTGTTTGTAAACTTCTAAGTCTTCAAAAATATTTTTAACTTCTTCCTTCATTTTAAAATATTTTTGTAGGTGCTCGTTTGCCATATATGTTCCTTAAATAACGATTGATTGGCTTGGACGGGTTAGGTTGTAGTTAATGACGCATCCGTTTTCACCGTCCTCGGATACTTCAATTGAGACGTTACGATTAGGATAACGTCCAGCAATTTGTAAATACAAGTCATCTGCGATCATCTCGCAACTCTTGTAGTCTAGTGCTAATATACTATCTTTATATAAGTTTTCTAACCAGCGTTTGAATTGAATAAACTCAATGTCTCGGTCGTTATGGAATACGTCAATTCCCACCCTAAAGTGGAATATATGACGATGAGGAGTACCCAAAAATGATACATCATATTCATCTCCTGTTGCTAGTTGTAAGTCTGTTGCAGCAGCAGGATAACAGTGAATGCCTTCCTTTTGAAACGTTACAAATATGGTACGTTCAGCGGCTTTTTTAATTCGCTCTATTGTTTCTCTTTGTTCTTGGTTCATACAGGTGTGTCTTTTGTATATTGTGACCAATCAGTAAATACTTTTCGATCACGTAGGTTGTGTAAACTATGACACCAAACTCCGGGATTGGATTTTGCAAAGTCTTTGTCATCTAGTTTAAGTACTGCATTATATCCAAGTAACTGAATATAAGGCAATTTAACCGATATCATGGGGATAAAGTTGTTGAACTCTACTAGCCCACTTTCGGCTAATCCTTCTACACAAGTGCTATCTATGTCTAGAGTGCATAGATAACCTTTTTGTAAAAATGGCATAATCATATCTTCCCATGGCTTCCAAGCACCGATGTCATCGGCTTTGCACAAAGGAAAGCTCATGTTAGCGCCAAAGTAAATGTGTTCTGTGCCTTTTAAATTGCTGGCAATATCATCTTGTGTTTGTACGCCAACTACAAATAGTGTTTTTCTTCCTTGTGCAGGAGTATGTTCTACCTCAGTACCGTAAAAGAAATTTACGTTGTCAAAACCATCTCTGATCATTAGATTCACCTTTTGCTAATTGTTCTTGTAGTTTAACAAGATCTTCCTTGACATGCAACCTTTGCTTCTTCAATTTGGATAGGTGCTCATCACTAAACACACCATTCTGTTCTATGCCATCAATTTGTTTGTTCAATTTGGCATGTTCTTTTTCTAAATGTTTAATACGTCCTGCAATGGTCATTGTTCCTCCAATTGTGTTAGTTTGTTTTCATCAAGCGTGGGTTCTATATATTCAAATAAGCTGTCAAATATAGTATTGGTTACGTGTCTTGCTTTCTTGCCTAAACGTCCACGACCGCCAATAATCTCAGTCCAGTAATTTTCATAACTGTCAATTATCTTTTCACTAGCCTCTCTAGTAGGAGCTGCAAATACACGTTCTACAATATCTTCAAATCGTTCACCAGTAACTTGTCTACGCATCATTGCAGGGTACTCGCCAGCATCAAAACGTCTGTTGGCTTCCTGGACTGCGGTCAAATGCATCCAAACATTATGGCTCATTAGCAACATATAACTAAAACTATCCCAAGAGCTTTTGCCTTCCTTGCCATTTTTGTTTAAATCGCCTGGTTTGTAAATGCAAATGTCTTTCATCTTAAACAAATCACTAATGGGACTGTCAGTAAAGTTAGGAAATATACCATCTTGTACTACAGCAGTACTAAACTTGCGAGTATCGGTTGCATATTTTTTATCATCTGCACTGGCTTGCATTTTATAACTCCACTTACCATCTAAGGGAAATGTGTTTTCGTAATAGACTTGTCCATTGGCAGTTGCAAGGAATGGACTTGCACAATCAAAACTAATAGTAAAAGCAGGGTTTGCGTACTTGCGAACATTGCGTTGAATAACAGTAAGCAGTACTGCCCATTCTAGTTTACTTGTGCCCAAGAAGTGCATCCAATCATGTACACCTTCTTGTAACAAGCCATCGTACTTTAATGCTATTAGACGTTTGAGTATTAGGTGTACATCACACATGTTCTGTCCGCCCATAGCCCAGCCATTAAAATGTCTACCAGGATACCGTTTAGGATCACAGTATCCTTTCATTAACTCATACCACTCATCTGCATCATCATGACTAGCACCTTGCAAGACGTTTAGTATTTTAGTACCGCCAGCGTCAATGCCTTTACGGTGTTTGATAAAGTACTCATTGTTGTAGTGTGTAGCAGCAATAGCATCTTCATGCCCAGTAATGCCAACCTTGGCTCCTGCTTCGGGATTGTTAACAATCCAAGTGGGAATATCCAGTGTCATGGCATAGTCAGCAACACCATCTAACCATTTTAGTACTGCTTCACGTTTGGCTTGCGCTTTAGGACAACCACTATTGGCCTTCCAGTCGCCTTCCCATAAGCCTTTGGCAATTTGGAATCCACCTGAGTCGCCTAGTATAGTAGTTCCTGTCTCACGTGTACGTACCATGTCTTCACTTGCAACTGTTTTAGTCAAGTCTAAATTGGCATGTCCACCTGATTGCAAACTCCATTTATATGGAAACAGTGCTTTTTGACTGTTGAGCCAATTTAACTGTTCCATGTCTGTCATACCTTGTGGGAAGCGAGTAGGTGCTACATATTCTTCAAATCTTTGTTTGCCAACAAACGTAGCATAAAAGCCACTAATAGCCGGCAAAAAGACTGCGTAGTCTAGTTGTTTTTGTGTTAAGTTATCTTGCGCCATAAAATTGTACAGAGTTTATTAATTTATAATCTTCTTCAAAGTAATTTTGTATTTGTTGTAGGTATTTAGATTCGCTGAGATAGTGCCAAAATATTTCTTTAAACCGTTTACGCTCGGGACTGCGCTCGCTTACATGCTGCGGCTCATATGTGGCATATCGATTAGCACCATAGTACTCGGCAATTAAATTGGCAAAGTTTTTGGAATAATTTTGGTCACATAATAAAAACGTACAACGATCAGTATCAAGTCCATGTAGGAATTTTACTTGTTTTTCTGTGTGGTCGTCAAATACTACTCTATCAAATACTAGATCAACAGTTTCTCGATCATGGAATTCAAATGTGGGATGATATAAAAACATACACTCGGCAATGCCACTTAGCCACCGATCCACAGGATCACGTAGCGCAACAATGGCATGCTTGTCAAGTGCATCAGTATGATAGTTGTAAAATTCCCAACCCCAATCTTGTAAATTGGGTTTGGTCCATGAGCTGGCATTCTTGGGAATATACACATACATGAGATCACTGTCGGCAGTGCTCATGCACTCGCCATAACGATGACCAGTATTCTTCCACTCAGTTAAGAAGCCAGCGTCTACTATCACTTGGTTTGTGCAGGGATAATGTAGTCGTATTCAATTAAACCACTGTCAACAGTGATTTTACTTGCGCCGTCGTCACTCATTTTAAATGTTTTGTCTCCGGGCAGAGCTAAAATAGCAAGTACCACACTAACTGGCCAATGCCATTGTGTTTTGGTAAAGTTGCCCTGTACACCTGCTTGGAATACAAAGTTACCTGCATGGCTACTTGGATCACCAAAGAAGAATTTTAAGTTGCCATTTTCTGTTTTAGCAGTAAATGTTGTTTCTTCACTGTTGGCACTGGCTTGATAGCGTAAACGTGTAATACCAGCTGTTGTTGGCTCAAAGTCTACTCCCCATTTAACTCCGCGGAACTTAACTGTTTTAAGTTTGTCATTGATAACATTAGCGTCCATAAAACGATAATCGTTTCTAAAGTCGCCAGCTTTGTTTTCAAAATGTAATCCACAAGGTACTGTATCGCCAGCACTATTATTTTGTGTATTAATTGTGATCTTGGCATTCTCTCGATATTCTTCAATGCCCAAAATAGTTTTTAGTTTACCTAAATTAGGCATACCAAATGTTCCCATAAAGTCTGGGTGTGCGCTTTTAAAGCGAGCTTCTAAAATAACACTACGATCTTCGCTTACACTATTAATAAGTGTAGCATCTTGTGTTCCTGTAATTTTAACTAGGTCAATGTTGCCTAGTCCATTAGTATGTTGTACTATGTCTTTTAAATAGTCTTGCATGGTTTCTCCTATGTTGATTGATTATAACAAATATATTTAGACCTGTCAATGTATTTGTTTACTTTTTAAAATATTTTGAATAATTATGTTGGGTTGGTTAGCCACTTGGGCCAATTGTTCAAGCATGACTGAGTGCAGTGGATGATCTGGTTGCGAAACGTCGTGTAGATTAAAGTTATCAAATGTGCCCCAGTTGTCTAATTTGGTATACTCGCCCCTAAAGCCATAACGGCTACATAAATTGGCAAAGTTTACAATGTCATTGACGTTAAAAGATGATACAACAAACAACAAGGTAACAGTTGCAGTACCGCGGTTATCCTTTAACCAAGAGAGATTTTGTTCTAGTATATCAAATTTACCCGGGGCCCTAACCTTTTGATACACGTCGGGTGATCCAGCATCTATACTAATATGAAATTCAGTAATGTGTGGCAGTATTGGCGCCTGCGGTAACAATTTTTGCATTAATAAACCATTTGTATGTAACTTAATGCTTTGATTTGGCTTGGGTTGCCAGTTTAACACAAGCGGACGCATTATCATACTGGCTAGTGGATCTCCATTGCCACTCATTGTTATGCGTATAGGCTCTTCAAATTGGTCAATAAGATTAACAAAATGATTAACCTGTGTAAGACGTTGCTCATATATAGCACCACTTGTATGATTAATAGCACTACGCCTGCAACTAGGACAAGCAAGGTTACAACTTTCATCAATGTTAAAGCCAACATGGTATGTGGGCATAACAATACTTTGATTTATCACACCACAATGTTGTACAGCACAATAATCAAACGTGCGATTGGTAATAGTTGATTGCAATTGTTTGGCAACGGGATTGAGCCATATGTCTTTTAAGTTAGTAAACTCTAGTATATTGCCAACACTTATGGGCAAATGCGCTTCACACATACACAAATAACAATCGCCATTTAAATCCACATTTAGTGTTTTAAAAGGTTGGTCACAATGGTTATTGATAGGCGTTGGCCAATCTCGACCACGTGGATAGTTTGCAAATATAATGGGATTATATTGCATTAGTCTGTTCTAGCAGTGATCTTGCCCATTGCTTGGTGCGCTTTAACAGTATGTAATACACCGGGACGCTTAACTTCAAGCCAACTTACATTAGGCTCAAAGAAAACTTCTTTTGTAATCTCATATCCCATGCTCAAACAAGTGGGAACCAGTAGACTTTTAGGAATATAAGTTTGAGCAAAGTTTTCTGCCATACCAGCACCTGCAGGAGTGTCTCCATCATTGTAACTAAACATAAACACCCCACCTGGACGTAGTACGGTAGTCAATTGTTTTAGCACCTGCGTTATAGTATCTAGGCTAACATAATTAAAATGTCCCCAACTAAACACAAATCCAAATTGATTTTGTGGCAATGCGCCGAGGTCATGATTCTTTAGCGGATATTTTCTAAGTCTATTTTGGTATTGTCCTGGAAATTTACTGTTTGTACTTTCTAAGAATTCAGGAAACTGATCCATTATGTATAGCGGATCAGAAGCAACTAAAAATTGTGTCCACTCGCCATCCCTGCATCCTATTTCCAATGCAGGATAGCGCCAATTGGTGTGTAGTAGTATTCGTTGTTTGATTGCTTGTTCAATATCTTCTCGCAAAGGTATTCTGCGGCTATTCCTAACATACTCAAGTCCACCAAGTCTCTCCTCAAGATCATAATTGTTATAAAATAATTTATGTGCAATCTCAGTGATCTCACTATCAAGTTGATTGATTATTAATTTTCCATTAATAACTGGTTGTTTGGCCTGTTCCAGTAACTGGTCATACTGTTGGATCAAATCATCTAGTTGTGCCATATACTCATCACTAATTTCTGGCACTTGAAACTTAACACTATTAATTTGTGTTTTTAATGCTCCAATCGCAGAGACTACATGAACAACATCCAATTGTTTATTTAATGCATGTTTCAGTGAGACCAAGTTATGCAATGACATAATTACTCCCAACTAAACAAGCTGTCAAATGTGCTGCTGATATCGGTATTTTTAGTTATGTCCCAGTCTAATACGCCCAATAAGTTTTCTACTTTTTGGTCCACAATGGTACCTTCCATAGCACCGTTGTCAAACGGCAAGTCCTTGAACCACTGCGGTATGTGCAACACGTCAGTGGGATAGCCAACCGAGGTATAACCTAAAGGATTGTCTTTGAGTTTACACACAATGGTCTTCATGCCATCTATGATAGCAGTACTGTACTGATCACCATGCATACGTTTTAGATTGTTCCAGTTCATAGCAGCTCGCACATGGCCTGGCATGTTGGCTTTGCCCAACCGTGCTTCCTCAGCGGTGTACTTGGTCAAATTGTTCACACGTTTGGGTGTGCCCTTTTCCCAAGCCGGACGCTCTTTAAACAGAATTTTAAACTCTTTGACCTTTTCAATAATGGCTTCTCGCTCGGCTCCTGTCAGCACATCCATCAATATCTCGCTGAGAAAGTCTTGCACCACCTTGGGAGTGTCACTTCGCTTTAAGTCTAGCCCCATGGCTTTGACCTTACCTGGGCTACCATGTGTGTCTAATCGTTTTCCTTCTTTGTCCACAATAAGAACTGCATAGCGTTTCTTTTTAATAAACAAGCCTTTTGATGCCACAAGTTCTCGACCGCCCTTGATAATGGCACCCATTTCTCGGGGACAGTGAAATGCACGTTCCATGAATGCCGGGAACGATTCATTTACACTATCAGCAATAGTATCATATAACTGTATACAAATGTTTTTGTTCCATTCCATGCGTCCAGCTTCAACATCTTCACGCACCATGGGCCAGGCCGAAAAGTACACTGAGTCGGTATCGCCGTATATGATTGCCTCGCCCACGTGATCGTACCGGCCAGTTATTGCTTCATTGACATGGCCATCCATGTGGTGTGCAATTCCGCGTCCGGTAAGTGTCGTTGATTGACCAATACGCTTGTCAAAAAAACGACAACCAGGGTTGAGTAAAGCACCATATAAACTATTAAGATTAATTTTCTTAACCAATTGTCGCTTATCCCAATATGCTTTGTCTTCATCTGTTTCTGCCTCCTTAAGTTTCTTTTGCATTTCTTTACGTTCGGCATACCAGCGTTCTAGCAACGCTGGTATAATACCTTTACGGTCATACTTGAATATGGTACCATTGGCACTTAAGGTCCAGGGCTGATTACCGTTAAAAACAATGTCCCAAACTTGCTTGGCACTGTGTACCGATTCCCTGCCATCTTCCCAGTCTATGGTAATCTCAGTTCCAATTTCGCCAGCCATGACCGCAGTATATTCTAAACTGCCAAACAGTCCCTCCCATGCATCAGCAAAATTGCCTCCGTTCTCGCTCATCTTTTTCGAGATGTAGAGATCAGTCATTATAGGCCTTAACTGCCCAATGATTGTTTCTGGGCCCATGTTGAGCGCTCTAATAGCCGAGGGGTAGAGCGAATTGATGTCGATGGCGCCAATGTCTTTGTGCATACCTCTTTTGGGGTAAGCAACATAGGCACCTGCGGCTTGCGTTTGTTCTGTATCATCACGACCCTTTCTGTTAGGAACTACCATACCACGTTGATGAGCATCATTGATAATTGCCTGCTCGGTTACTGCCACTGCACCCATTGTAGTGGCAAGCAATACTGTGTTATCATGTGCCAATTCGTTTGCAAGATCTAAAAAGCGTAGCTTCTTGTCAAACTTTGCAATCAGCATTGTATCCTGTCGGTTATATTCAATAAACTTGGGAAAGTCTTTATTGTATAACTGATCCAGTGTTCCTTCATAAGGCGTCTTACTTTCGCCTAGTTCGTATTCGGCAATAGCATCCAAGCTATAACTGTGCCTTTCCTCGTATGTGTATTTGCGGTACAGTTGCATATAGTCCATATGCACTCTACCAATCAAGTCAAATGTGATATTTTTTGCGCCAAAACGCTCAAACTCACGCTCCTTGGGCATTTGATTCCATAAACAAAAGCGCCTTAAGTCGTCTCGACTCAATGCTCGTACTGTGCGCCCTACAGTATAGGGAATATCAAAGCCTTCACTGTTCCAACCACTTAGTATATCTGCATCCTGTATTAGATCCAGGAAAGTATTAATCATGTCTTCTTCACGTTCAAAAAGAAAACAGTTATCAAATCGTGTGCAAATTTCTTCTGCGCTTTCCCAACTAATTGACTTTGGTGGCACTACCAGTGTAACTAATTTGTCTAGCCAATCTAAGTAAACAGAAAAGGCAGTAATTTTATTAAAAGGATCATTGGTGGGTGCGTATCCTTTTTCTGGATCAAAATCTACCTCAATGTCAAAAAATGCAGTTTGTAATTTTGGCGATGTAGCGCCTAAATAATTGCTTTCAAGACAACGAAATATAGGATTGATATCACTTTCCCATAAACGTTTGCCTGAATTTATTTTTAGTTCTTTGTGATACTCTTTACTGTTTCTAGTATGGAATCTACTAACCGGAGTATCAAATATTGTGCGGTGTTTGCCCTTGGGATCGTCGTAGTAAAAAATATACTCTGCAGGATATTCTTTATAGACTCTTGCCCCATCTACACGTTCGACAACGTGTATTCTATCTTTTGCCCTGTCAAAAAGAGCGTCAACGTAACTCATATTTCTCCTTATGTAATTTTGAGCTTACACATACTCTGCATGTTGGTATAGCCAACGACTCTATATATTTTTACTTATCATTCTGATAAGTCCCATGCTATCAATTGTAACCAAAAATACTGCATTAGCCATTAGGCCAAAACTGCCACGAGTATAACAACTCCAGGCACTAGCACAACATCCACTGATAAAAATAACATACAATGGTATGATAGGAATATCAGGAGCAGTCACTGCAAACATTATAGCACTAACCACGCTACAGAACCAAGCAAATGCCTCGGCACAGAAACGAAGTGGATTGCTCTGCCAATCAGTTTTGATATATTGGGTTATGTTTTTTAAAAATGTCATGTGCTTAGGTTCTTCCAGTATTGTATACTGTTTAGACTGTATGCGTCAAGCATTTTTCTATCATATGGGATATCATTATTTAAATGATCAGCTAGTGTATTGTATATACTCTTGCCTGTACATATTAACGCACCTGTATATTTGTGATACTCGCTCCAAGCATACGCACCATTAAGCACCACTGGCATAAATTGCAAACATTCTAGTACTGCCAGACCTGGGCATTCATTTCGACTGGGAATATATGCCACACGGTGTTCGCTCATTAACTGATACATGGCCTTTTGTTCTGTTAATCCAAATGAGTACACATCTGCTCCGGCAAATATTTCTGCATCAAGCTCGTGTGTTATAACTGTTGGGGTTTCACCTAATTGACGTGCCATTGCCATAAACTCTCGTGCACCCTTACGTTCTGTAGCATCGCCAATGTACAACAAGCCTTTGCTTTTTTGTTTCTTGACTGCACCTGTGACTGTAAATGGACTAGGGGTATATATAGCTCGCTTGGGTTTTACATGAGTACTTGGAACCGTTAATCCTATACACCAATTGGTATTTGCCACAACTAATTTTTGTAAATTCAAATAGTCATCGTCCAAGAAACTATAACGCAAGCCTGGAGTAAGTACATCACTTTCGTGTTGTACAAATACACCATTTGCGTAATTATCAGATGTAGCATAATAACTGTGTAAGTCGTGTGCAACAACCAAATCGGCCATTAACTGATATTGCTGATATAGTTTATGCATTTGATCGATAATTGCATCATCGGGTTGCAACCAAACATGTCCATTTCGCATGTTAGGCACATAGGTACTTGCATCATTTAAATAAATGACGCTATCTGCATTGATAGTCTGTGTGGGTTTGGCATCAGTGACAAATATGGTTTTGTGACCCATACTTTTTTGTAAATCCAAAACTGCATTGATATACCGCACGATGCCGTTGGGACGTACAAGAATACTACTACAGGTATGTATTATTGTTTTCATTTATTTTTTGTTTGAAATTTTTGAATGTAAAAACCTATAACTTTTTCATATAAAACACGATCTGGATTTAGTATATTAGCCCATAATGCTCCAAACTGTTCAGAATATTTTTCTTTTAACTTATCAATTTCGTTGCGTACAAGTTTTTGATTGTCATTGGAGACGTTTTTGTGATCTTCTTTGGTTACCGTAATAGCTATATTATTTTCTTTAAAAAAGTTGTTGGTGAGTCCGTCACCATCCAAATAACACATTTTTGATTCATCCCATACTTGAATGTCCAACGGAATCCATACTAGACGTTGTGGATGAAATAACGGACCTAACATTAACGCTAAACTATAAGTATGTTGATCAAAAACTCCACTTACTATTAATTTGCTTGCAATAGGATCGGATAATATGTTGACTATTGTCTTAGCGTATTCATTATACTCTTTAGAACCAAAGGTTATACCAAGATATTGTTCTAGTCCTTTTGTATGCCTAACACTTGGATTTTGGATATGCGCCCATAAAATATATTTAGAATAATCGGCAGTGACGTCAATTTCAAAACGTACCCACCCATGTCGCTCCAACAACTCGCTATAAGTTGTGCAAGCATTTTTGGGAATCATTATGTAAATGAAATTGTCCTTGCGATATCCTACCATTAAAGAGTTTTGCCAACTGTTTCTAAAATAGTGTTTAACTCGTCATGATCGCGATTGGTGTCAGTTAGTCTAGCTTTGTGTGCAATTTTAACTGCTCGCTTTAGAGTAGCAGGTTTGATTTCCAATTCTTCTGCGATTGCTTTGATTGTTTCATTAAGTCCGGTATTGAGATCTTCAACTTCTTGCATTACTTGGCATCCCTCATTGATCAATTGTGTTAACTTGATCTTTGCATCACCGTTAAATGTTCTATTATATCCACTATCCATAATAATCTCCATATAAAATATTATTATATAGGAGTTGTTGAAAAAATGCAATAGTTAAATGCTCACTTTAGAAGTACATTCCGGGGCACGACTCCCATATACTTCGGCCCAGCAGCCGGGCACACCGTGACATAAAGTCCTAAGGTAGGTGTCTGTTGACCAACGCCAATACTTCTTGTAAAGTGTTTACTGCAATATCGTCATTGGGGATTGTTATTTTATATTTGTCTTCTAATTGGAACACCAGTTCCATTTTGGCTAAACTATCTATGCCCAAGCTATCCAATGTAGTTTCCAAAGTCCAATTGGCGGCATCAAGTTTTTGATCTTGAGCAATAAATTCAAATAGTTGTTCTTGTGTAATCATACTGGGCTATAGGGATTACGGAATCTATCGTAACCATCGTCTTGTGGATATACTGGATACTCGTTCATTATTGTCCTGCCCAACGTGCATACAATCCAGTTACGTACAACATATCGTATTCACCATAATAGAGTTTGTTTAATTTGGTTTTTACTGCCGGAGTTAATGATCCTGTACCAGGCACTACATCAAAAGCAAAAATCATATTGCCATCCTCGTCTTCTCCAAGATAGTCACCGCCCAATTGTCCCATCACTGTGTCAACATTTTTCTCTTTGTTGATATCATTATTATCCAATTCTACGTAGCCGCGAACTTCAACTCCGGGAATTTGTGCTAGACTCATCCAATTACGTTTACCGCCGGGTGTTTGTTGTGATCCGGCAATCAAGGTTATTTTTAATATGCTTAGTGCAACACCATACAGGGACTTGGCAATGCCCTTTCCTCGATAATCTTCATCCACTGTGACAGTACTCACTTGGTATGCATTATCGATAGGAAAACTTACCCGCAGCAATTTCAATTGTCCAATAGCTTCTTGCCCTGATTGATCTAATATTCTTATTTCTAACAAACGTCCATTGTCAATGGTGGCATAATTTAATCCACTGCCACCCGGTAACGGTTTTATGTTCTTTCGGCTTACCTTTCTGGGATCAGTATACATAGGATGTTTTAACACATCTTTACCACCTGTATAATGGTATGATTTCAAATTTTCAATTTCGGTAATTTCATCTTCGCTTATGGTACTAATACCTATACCAATACCAGCACTAGCCAATGTATATTTTACAGTGTCAATCCAATTTTTGCCATTGACTCGACTTACCACAGTTGGTATAACAGTATTCAATACTGCCTGTAACAACATATTGGTCTGTGCCGGGGAAAGTTGTACATTTTGCGCTATGTGCAACAAGCCACCAGTTAATAGTGTACCAATGGTTGTTATTACACCACCTTGTATATAAGGATTTGTTTTAGCTTTAACTAGAATTTCTTTAACTTGTCCGCGAACTGAAGGATCGGCTTTGGCTAATAATGCTTGTGCTTGTTCAACGTAATTGTCAACAGGTTGTCGAGCGACTTCACCAACTTCATCTTGGTAAAAATCTATTACAGCATCAGTAACTTGATTGGCAACTTCAGCTTCAAATAAACTTTCATCTACGGCACGTGCGTACTCGCTAGCATGTCCACTGTGGTCCACATGCCAGGCATAAAATCTAGTATTGGGATATTCTTGTCGTAACTTTAAAAATGATTCCAAATTTGGTCGTGAATCATCATACATAATGGCTTTGTTATAAGGATGCCCATTTAGTAGTCTACGTATAATACGTGCTTTCTTTTCATCAATTGGCACAGGGTCTGTATCATTGCCAGCACGGTATACATGTACCTTTGACATGTCCACATTCCATTGTTCAAATGTTTTTAAGAATATTTCTTTATTGTTGAAATCACTTCGTGCAGTAACCATTACAACTTTATTACCAGTTGCAATGTCATCTTTTAACTGTTCGATCATAGGAGCAATTGGCTGTGCGTGTTTGAAAAAGTCTTCGGCATCTCTAAATGCCCCAAAGTCAAATTCCTCGCCAGGTTGCTTTTTGTACAAGGTAAACTCATGACTGTCTAGTGTCTTGATGGTTTTACCATCTCGAACTACCCCAACTCGAGTATTGGTAGTTACTAGTGTATCGTCAATGTCAAATATAACCAGTTTCTTTTCGCCGACGGCTTCATCTACGTCTTCTTTGGCATGCTTCTTTTTGCCAGCCTTCATATTGGCCAACCAGTGTGCCATACGAGCCTTTTCACCAGTTGAATGTTTAGCGGTTTTGCGTAGACTACTTACACTGGCTTTGGTATTAACACCACTGCGTTTAGCAAGACCTTTACGTCCGGGCTTCTTGCCATCAGCAAAGTTCTCTTCAATATCTTTACTAGTCCATTTGTCAGGATCTGCACCACGGCTTCTAATCCAAACGTCTGGAGTAGCTCCCACTTTATCAACAAATAACAAATGTAGGTCATGTGGAGTCATGTTGTATTTTTTAGCAATAGCAGTCATCATGTGATCTATTGCATCGTAACTATATGGCTCTTTTAAATCATGTTGCAAATCTTTAATTGCAGGAGTTGCATTGGTATCCTTAGAGACTTTTGGAGATAATTCATTCCATTCATTCTCGCCACTGTCTTCGTGGATGCTTTCGGCATAGTTATCTGCATAATACTGTGCGCTGGTCAAAACAACTTCTTGTTTAGTTGCTTTGTTATATGCGGGTGTAGATCTCATCCAAACTTCATGCTCGACTGCGTATCCACTATATGCATCTGGTTGTACGATAGTCTCATACATAGTGGTAAAATCCAATAGCATATCTGCAGGGTTGAATGGTTTACGAACAATTAACCACGGATCTATTGTATCCAAGCCACGTACAAATTCAATAGCACCTTCTATACGTGTAGCATAGGCCACGACAGGTCCACGGGCTTTGATTGAATTTAATCTTCGACTACGCGGCACAATAGCACGATACACCCATTGTACACTTGCAGGCGGTCGTGTAAACGGTCTTGACTCGGGACTCATTAGAATAGTTTCAATGTCTTGGAAATTGTACTCCATGGCCATCCAATTTTCTAATGAGTCGATTAATTCAGACTGATGTTTTTTATCGTCTACACTGTCTTCATTGACTGGTGTGTTTTGACTGCAAACATGGTCGATAGCGGATTTTACTATCGCTTGATCTATTTTGAGACAGTTGTTGCGATCGCTATGGCCCTGTTTATCCATTTCTTGGAGATATGGATATATCCCTTGAATTTTCGGGAATAATCCCATTTTCCAAGCATGTTCAAAACTTATTTCGCCTCTTGGACTATACCATTCGGGATCATGACGCCATTTAATTCCAAAATTGGGTTTGACACCGTTGGGCCCTTTCACTGGTGGACCGTTATAAAATACTCCGGCACTGTTGAATTCAAGCTGTGTGTTTTTAAAGGTCATCATGTATTCGCCATCACCTTTAGACCACATGCGATAATTCATTTTATTTAACAGTGCCACAACTGCGGGATCTTGTGCAGGATTTTTTGTTGTTTCCTCCCAAACATTTTGTTCAGGTCGATGTTTTGCCCAAAAGCCGGCACCAGCATCAGTTTGTTGACCACTACGGCGTATCTTATAACCTTTACTAGTCACATAGTCATACATGGTTTGGGCAATGCCTTGTCCACGATAGCGTTCTTCAACTTCTAGGTCTTGTGGTAATAGTTCATCACCGTCGAAGGCAAATAACACATGCCCTAACTCACGACCGTTACTTGTAGCAGTAACATACATTACTTGGTTATCATAATCGTCATCATCAACATATTCATCATCTTTTTGTATTTCAAGAGTGATATCTATGCCGTTAAATGCTTCTTCGGTTATACTACTTTTTTCCAAACCAAAGTATTCAGGATTGTCTTTGGCAAAGTCACGCATAACAACGCCAGCATTGGCATTGGCTTCGTTTTCTTGTGGAGTACCAGTTTCGCCTGCGCCCGCAGTCAACTCGCCAGCTAAGTTTTGTTTGTGATGTGTTAGTTCATGTGCCAGTGTACGTAGCACATCTACAGGATTGCGATTGGCAATAACAACATTTAGAGTTTTTGTTTCTGGGTTATACTGCCCAAAAGTTGTATCAACAGGAGCATCTAACAATGTGATTTCAGGAAGTTCTTTAATTCCCAATTGCTCAGCGATCCAAGGAATGTACTTTTGTACAAATGCACGGTTGTCGCTTTCTTTAGAATACTCTTTTGCTCGCATAATGAGTATTTAGTGGAACATCAAGAACTGTTTTTGCACATCACGTCTTGCTGCGCCTAGATCACCGTGTCCTGCTGGGAATACTACAACATTCCATTTGGCTGGAACATAAACTGGCACTTTTTTAACTGTGCCATCTTTTTGCAGTACATTCTTTTCACCAATGGGACCAGGTTCAGGAATCTTGACCATCTGATCATAGGTGATGATTGACTGTGGGTCAATCTTGTAAGTAGCGGCCAGCTCGTGCTTGAAGTGTTCCCAATCTTCTGGGCTCCGGACCTGTGTGCGGCCTTCTGCGTCTTTCACATACTTGCCTTTGGCATCTGTAACAAACAAGTCACGGAACATTTCTTTTGGCAGGGTCACAGCATCCTTCACATGCTTGCCAGCATCACGTGCGACCTGCACTGTTTTGACCTCGCGACTCTTGGCGCCCGGACTGAATTGTCCAATGACATCATCTGGCTGATCCGCCGATGCAATATCTCCCATCTTGGTATAGAAGTAAAACTTGCAGTCTGGGTTGTTGGCTTTAACACCCATTACCAGATCATAGTATTCTTTAGAGAAGAAGTCACCTGCATCATGCACACGAACTAGAAGTTTGATACCATTCTTTTGTGCTAGTGCTTTGGCTTTTTTAACTTCTTGATCAAACATCTCCATGTATTCGCTAGGATGGTTAACCAAGAAGTTGAGTGCTTGTGCCGCACTCATTGAACTTGCTGGGAACATTACATATCCGCCCTTGCGAGCATAACAGTAGTGTTGGCATTCTCCTGCACCAGGGCAGGTTGTGATTTCCACAAATTCGCCGGTTTCTTCATCTACCACAATGCCGTTTAGGGCCGGCAAGGTCAAGTCATATGTAATAGAACCTTCTTTTTTGCTCTTGCTCATCTTAGCATTGGAACCCAGAATAGCTCTAGGCGGGGTGGTGATTTGACGCTTGAGATCTTCTAGGTCCCATTCTGTTGTTCCGTCGTCTTTGGTAATGGCCTTAACATTGCTGCCGTGGATGATGGGCTTGAAACGATCTTGTTTGGTTTTGGTACCAGTCTTGATACGGTCCAAGTAGGCTTGCATGTGTTGTTTGGGCCATGACTTTTGTGGTGCATCCAGTTTTAATGCTTCATCAACTTCGCCGCCGATGTGTAGGGGCTTGACTGTGAATCCACCCAGTGTGGTGCCCTTGGATTCGATTAAAAATTCACTTGCTCTCATTTTGTTGTTGCTCGTAGCATCCATGCATGTTTACGGAACGCATCAATGCGTTCGGCCAAGAAGTTAGAGAATCCATGTTCGCCAGCCGATTCGGCTAGGTCGTATACAACTTTAAGTATACCCATCATGTGTTCAGCATCTTCTAATAATACAAGTACCATTTCTTCTGCTGGAAGAATTTGTGTTTCGTCTGCAATTTCAGTTAGTGTACTAAATCGTGTATAACTAGCAGGAACATATCCACCACTTTTGCGAATGTTTTCTGCAAAATCATCAATGCTACCATAAACATCTTCGTATATCTTTTGAAATAGTTTATGGTATTGATAAAATGCAGGACCTTCTACGTTCCAGTGAAAGTTGTGACTTTTTAAATAAAAACTAAAACTGCTGGCAAAAGCAATTTTAGCGGAGTTAATTAATTCTTCATTCATAATGTATATTTATTCAAAGTATCCCGCACGTTTCATTTCTGCTAGATACAAAGCAACTAAACGTCGTTCTTGTTGTGTCATTTCATGAATTGGACTTTGTGAGTCATCTGGACTTGGTCCCATTGCAGGATCTGCAGAATTATACTCGTTCAATTCAATGCCATAATGTTCACATACTTTTAACAATTCATCGTATGTAAGTAATTCTAAATGACTAACATCAACCTGATCTTTTAGTAAGTCAATCAGTGATTGTCTACTAGGTGTATTTTCGTCAAGCTCGGATGTTCCCGGGATAGCACTTGCACTATCGTTTGGAACCATATGTGCATCTGCATATTCCATTACTTGCCCTTGGCCATGCCAAGCATCACCTTCACCATGCCATGAATCTTCTTCCAGACCAGCAAGATTTTCTGCATCGCCTTCGCTTTTGAGTTTGTATAAAAATTCTGGATTACCGGGTAGTGCAGGCTTGTTGCTTTTCCACATCAAGTATTCTTTGCCATCCAATTTGACATAGTGTGCTGATCCAGGCACTTTGACATTGAGCGGTGCATGTTGGAATGTATACCCCTTGTATTCAATATCAGGAGTGGCATCGTGATAGCCCATTGCACCAGCGCCTACTGCTCCTGCTAGAGCAGCACCGGCTAGTTTGCCTTTCCAGCCTTCCTCGACGCCTTGCTTATAACTTGGTTGTGTTTTTGCCTTAGTTGCTCGAACCGCAGCCACCAACAATTTATTTCCTGCATTTATAGCATTCTTTAATGCTTCTTTTCTACTTGTAGCTACTATACCAGCATCTTTGAACATGGCAGGATTACGCACATTTACTGTGGGATTGGGCAATGGTTCACTATTGTAATAATACTTAGGATTATTGGCATTTTGTAATATCCATTGATTCACTGCCGCACGATCTCTTAAGAATTGGATCTTAGGATGATTGGGTATAGCCTGTTTTAGTGCGTTGTAAAATTCAATTTGATTTTGCGGATAAGCATCCATGTGTTGAACTAATAACCAAGCCGCATAAGGTGCCGCCGGATAACTACCTTTACCGTCCTCACCTTTGTCTGCAAGTATAGTTTTTATGTTCTGCTGAATGTAGGGCCAAACTTTTGCTTGGTCCCCGGCCCGTTGGGTTGGATCCGTGTATTGCTGATCTCGCTCCATCCAGGCATTGAGAGTTTGCCGCACCTGATCGGGAGTTTGTTCCAAGCCTTCCGCCACACCTTGCTCTTTAATTTTTAAATTTTTCAATTGATCCATGCTACTGCCAAACATATTGCTAATAGCGGTTCTTGTTCTTTCTTGGTCTTGCTTTTTTTGTTTGCGTCTATCTGCAGTGGCTTGTTTTTTTGTGCCCGTTTTAATAGTTTTCATCATATTATCAAAAGGCTTATCGCCTGTGGTCTCAGCTACGTCCCGTTCGTATCCGGTTTCTTCAGTTGCTCCGCCGGCGTCGTGTGCCAATTGTTGTATAGCCGCCCAATACTTACGTGGAGCCACCATGTCATCGCCACGCCAAGTGATCGCTTTGCCAAATTTTGTCATAATATGATTGTAGGCCTTTTCACTGTCAACACCAAATGTTACAGTATCATCGACGCCTTCATTCCATTTCTCGCCACGCACCTGTTTTACAAATGTACTAACTTGTCGTCCCTCAAGATAGTTATTGTCTACCAAATATTTAACCACATCTTGTAATAACTTACCTTGACGCATTTGTTCATGAGCAAAGTTGGCCATGTTATAAAAACTATCTTCGTGATCAATGAATTCGGCATCATGCTCACCTTCCGCCGCACTTTCATTTTTAACACAGTTATTGACCTCGACCTCTTTGCCATAAGTGGGACTGGCCTTTGATCCTTCTTTGTGCCAACCGGTGCGGCAATGTTCACGATTGCGTTGTGCTTGTGTGCGTTTGGCTTCGGCGATGCTCATGGCATCTACAATATCATTTAAAAACATTATTTGACTCCTGCGGCAGCATTTTTTGTTTTTGTGTTGCCTGTTTAACTGCTGTAGCAATTTGTTGAGCCGCTTGTGGATCTAGTAGTGCCGGCCCAAGTTCATCAGTTACAGTGGCTGTAAACTTTTTAGCTTGTGGGCTCATGCCTTTTCCTGTTGCAGGATCAGCATTGGGATTCTTTAACAATTCATCAGCACCTTTTACCGCAATAGGAACACCACCTACAGGCTTTTTACCAGTGGCTTGAGAAATTTTTTGTACACTGGTTGTTAATGTTCGTTCCCGAGCCTGTTGTTGTTGTGGATTTAGTTGTTGTCCACCTTGTTGTGGATTGTTTGCGCCAGCTTCTTGAACGTAGGCTTTCCACTCACGTGCTATTTCTTCCTGGATGCTTTCAGATGAACCTACACCCTGACCTGGTCGAGGCGGATTCTTGTCTGTGCCTTTCCAATAGCCGCCAAATTTAGCGCCACGTGGATTGTGCTCGGCATCATGCATACCGCCTTCCGCCATGCCTTGTTTAGCAATAGCAATAGCTGCTTGTTGTTTTTTGCTGTGTCCGTGACTGTTCTTTTTTGTTGACTCGTCTAAACGTTTGAACGTGTTTATGATATTGCTAAAGTGCTGATCCATTATTTTTTAGCCTTGGGTGGTTTGATATCATGCTTGACGTTGCTTTGTCTATTGGTATAACCTTTTAGTTTTGATTCAACTTGTTTTCTAGTCATGCCACCAGCACCTAGTTCAGTAACCACAGTGGCAACTGAACTGCTTACAGTAGCACCGGAATCTTCACTCAGTCGATTCAGTTCGTGTTTGAGTTGTTGTCGCAATGATGCCATTTCTTTCAAGCCCATGGCACCTTTTACAGATTCTTTATATGTGTGTCCCTTGATTGGTGGTACCACTACCGGCTTGGCATCACCCGGGCCCAATATGCCCACTCGTGCTTGGGGATTTTTTGTAAACACCTGTTGATGGATATAGCGTTGTGCTGCCATCTCGTGATCGTATACGCCACCCTCACGGTGCCATGTTGTGCCGTCACTTACATACACTGTATAAGTGGGTTCTCGGGGCCCTTCGTCCCATTCTTCTTCATATCCCAGCGGACCTGCATCCATGCCGGCAACGCTTCTGTCATAGTCGCGTTGGTAAGCATCTCTACGACCTTCCGCCACACCTTGCTTCTTCATGTTTTTTTTCTGTAGTTCTAAATCTTTAGGGGTAGCAGTTCTAATCAAACTTAACCATTTGTCTACGGGAACTGTTACTACGTCTATGGGTTTAATTTCTTTTACATCGGGTTTACTATACCATTCTCTGCTGTTGTGTTTTATGAATAAATCTTTAGGTACCTTGTGCAAGTAAACCATTTCACCTTTTCTAATACCGCCCTTGAATAGTACCATTTGTGGGTCATTAGGAAACATACCTGTATCCGAGCCCGGTGTAGTAAGTCCCATTGCTATAGCAACTTTTGCACTAGGTGTAGCATATATAGCATTTTTATTACTTTCTTCTTTACCACCGGTATCATTAGCCTGACGCGGTACTAGTACCTCATTTCTATACCTAGACCCGTGCCATAGATATTCGTTAACACCCTCCGCCACACCTTGCTCGGGCAACACACCCTTTGGTCCACCTAAGCCACCACGATAAGGCGACTTCATGGCATCTCTGCGTGATTTAGTTAACGTGCCCTTTTTTCTACCCAGCTTCTCATTGTCGACTTTGTATAGATCATCGGGAGTAGTAGGACGTCTTGAATTTAACTTGTCAAATTTGGTTGGTCCTGGTTCGCCCATGCCATGGTAACTGTCTACATCAAATGCTTTTCTAATTGCTCGCATCATTTCACCCATGCCTTTGTGTGCGGCAATTTCATTATTTATATTAGAATAGAACATGCCATCTGGGCTTGCAATTATTTCTCCATGATAATCATAACCACCTTCATTATCATCATAGTCATAAATCTTTGCACCCTGTTCAAGTGCTTTATCTACCATGGGTTGATACTTGCCAAATTCATAATTTGATTCAGTTTCAGGTATCCAACCACCAATATTACCTTCACCATCAAATCGAGCAAGTGCTTTTTCAAAATCTCCTTGGCCCTCCTCCACATGTGACTTTGGCAAATACAAATCACTTTCTTCAATTCCTTCATCGGCAACCATCTCGCTCATGGTGCGCTCAGCATCACCAATGTTGAACGCAGGCAATTCGTCTTCGTGTTCTTTGTCTATTTCGTGTTGGCTCAATGCATAGTCCATGACAGTGACCATCATTTCTTTAATAGCTCCGAGTTTTTCCTCGACCCATTCAGGTAAATGTTCGTTGTCGCTTAACGCACCTTCTAAGTGACTGGCTACACGTACAATGGTGTGCAAGGTGTTTTTAGCCATAGTTGCATCAGTGCCATCACTGGGTGCATCGGTAAATTCTCGTAAAAATTCTGTGGGTTTCATCGTGATTCCTGAATATATTGTATATTTAGCGTTAAGTAGAAAACTGTAAATCTTGTGTGTTCACTAATTCGCCATTGACTGTTAAATTACGGGGTCTAAATACAGTTTCAGCTCCACAGTTTTCTATGCGAACTTGGTGTGCGCCAGGTTCGATATCTACTTCTAAGTTTTCTTGTATGAATATTTCGTATGCAGGCCATACCCAACTACGTTCAGTTAGTAGGTCATTGTCCACATAAACACGATACACAGGAGTGCCGTGTTGCGTTGTATCACAGTACACATCTAAGGTGATAACTGTGTGAGCCATTTTAGTTGGCTCCTAACTTTCTACCTATAATTATCTCTAGTTTCTTTTGTTCAAGTTCTTTTAACTTTGGTGTAAATGCCTGTGCAGCTTCAGGATCGCCCTTGATCATTTGTTGAATACTGTGTATACGCATATCAACCATGTCCAATAAGTTTTGTTTCATTTTAGCAGCAGTTGTATCAAAATCATCAACTTCAGCAAGATGAAGATCACGCATTTCTTTACCTAGTGTTTTGCCAGTTACTGCATTTTGATCGCCCATTGTGGCAGTACTATAACGTGGATCACTGCCACCTTTGACGACACCAACCCCTCCCATTTCTTGCACGGTTCTAACTTGTGCTATTTGCAATTGCTCTTGATTAACAACTTGAAACTGTGCTCCGCCGCCCTGTGCCAACAATGCTTTGATTTTTTGTGGACTGTTGTCGCCAGCAACAACTATAGTACCATTGGGTTCAATGTGATCGATAAATCTTGTGATAAAGCCATGATCGGTATTGGGATACAATAGTTGATATTTTTGCAATCCTTTTTGTAGTGCTTGAGAGGCTGCTCGAGCCTGTGGGGTGTCAGTGACTTGTGCCTGTGGGGCAGTTGCAGTCTGTGGTGCTTGCCCTGGAGGAGCATCAGTGGGCAATACTGCTTCTTTAACCAATGGATTGGCTCGCTTGGCACTCTTTTTAACCTCCATACCACCTGCAGGCTCAGCTGGTGCTGGTAACCGGGTAGGAGTTTTTGCTGGCGGTGTCCCGGCAACAGGCTCTGCTCCTGAGTCAGGTTGTATCTTGTTGAATATATGCACCAGCTCAGGAGTGGCATGTCCGTATAGTGTCTTTAAAAACGCATTACGTTCTTTGGGATTATTTCGAACTTGATTCCATACTGCACGGCACTCAGTACCATGACTAATATCTAGTGTTTTGCCATTAATAGTAAATGGCACTTTCTTTTCTGGGACTACTAAAACATACGCATGTCCATCACCTACAGTAACAGTATCTGCTAGATTCTTTGGTAGTGTTTTAAATGGCTTTTCATCACCTACTTTTTTGCCCGGTGGAAGTTTAGTTGGTCTAGGATTGCCAAACTTGTCTGGCTTGGGCGTAAATTCTTGATAAACACTATCAACTTCTAAACGTTCTTTATCTGGAGCACCAACTGCAAAAATTAAAACAGTTGATCTTGGATCAACGCCTGCGGCACTAACTACGGCATCTATGCCATATGGATCATTAACTAATAATATTTGATGATCATTAACCCCAGCTGCCTTCATTAGCTGAATTTTTTCGTTTGCGTTAAAGGGATTCTTGGGAATTGACTTTTTATCGTGCGTTGCGCCCGATGCTATTTTGTCTTGAACAGTATTGGGACTAGTGGCAATACGTACATTGTCTGCTCCAAATTTGGCTTGGAGGTGCTTTAGTACCGCAATATGTCCTAGGTGAAAAGGCTGAAAGCGCCCTGGGTATACTACCAACACACGGCGCTCTTTTGCTTCAAATAATTCAGTAACAAACATAGTAATATTTCTCTATTACTATATTTAGTTTATATGTTTTCTAGTAGCCAAATATAAAAAGGACTGCGGAACTTTAACGCCCAAGTTCCGTTCCATCCAAGATTTACACAGTTATCTAGCACAGGTCTTGATGCATCGTCGCCAGTATACAAACTTGCTGTAGATATCAATTGACCGAGATCAATTTCATCAATCTCAATTTTTTGTATGTTTAATACCATATCTCGAACAATTGCAGTTTTATCTTCGTTCTCTACAGTATCACTATCAGTTTTGTTTTCCAATCTGATCTTGAGCTCATGATACTCATCATCGGCTAATTCAGTGTCAAACTCAATGACTTCTTCTGTGTCAGTGGGTTGAGACAGTTGAGCTCTTTGAATTTGAGTATCGTCAACCAATATAGTATACTCGGGCACCTTATCCCAATAGGTGCCACTTAGAGTAATTTTAATGTGCAATTTTTCGGTAGTGGCCATAATTAAACTGGAGTAGGGATTGGTGCTGGAACACCAAGTTTTTGTCCTTGTGCTGCTAGGGTATCTTCAATGATGCCCATGCTACCACGTTCGGCAATCTTTAGCTTGTCTAAGTCACCTGCATACTCATAGTGTCCTACGTGGTTTAATAGTACTTTACTGTGTGCCCAAATTTCGCCACCTAGTTCTTGCCAACGTCTGCAGAACAACCAGTCTTCTGAAAGATAGTGTCCTTTTTCGTCAATTTTACAATCAAAGATTGAGTACATCATTGGCTCAAATTGTTTACCTAAACCAACGTCATCAACGTATTTTGTTTCTGGATGTGCTGCAATTAACTTTTCATATACATTACGCTTAAACATCAAAAAGCCTGTGCCCATTGTGTCAACAGTAAAGATGTCACCTTGGATCTTTGTCTCTGGCTTGAGATTGATAACATAGTTAACTGGCAGGGCCTTTTTAGGATACAAGCCACCAATAACGTCTTTTTCATACGCCATCATTTGCAATATTGATTCTGGTTGGAAACGAATATCAGCATCAATGAACATAAAATGTGTTGCTGCAGGATTGCTCATCATTTTGGCCATTAGGTTATTACGTGCCCTAGTAACCAAACTCTCGTTAACCATTGTGTCCAGGCTCCAGTTTAGTCCTGCTTGTTGTGCAAGTAGAATAAAACGTAGCAAACTGGTCATTGTTGGCTCAGAAACCATTCCACCATAACAAGGGATACCAATATGCAAATGATTCTTTTTAAAATCATATTGTGAACCTTGTTGTTGTTGTGGTTGTTGTGCCTGTGCAGCTTGTTTAGCAGCAGCGGCTTTGATTAATGCAACGGCATCGTTTTGACTTTTTTTAGCGTCAGGTTTCTTAGTACTCATGTTTTCCTTTTGGTTAATTGATTATGCTTTGCTAACTTCAACAACGACTCCGTTGCCAAGCAATTCTTCGGCTACTGATGCCAATGCTGATATTGTATCTTCTGATACAATATCGCTATCAGTGACAGTACCTTCAGGTGTGTTTTTGTGTAGTTTACTTACTGTAATAACAATCACTTCTTCTTGAATCCGTGCCATCATGCACTCCTTGAAATATACTAATATTTATTATGCTTGAACTACCTCGTGAATTTTTCCTACAATCCCTGGACTCATTAAACTCAGCATAGTAGTAATGCCCAAATCATTTGCATAGAAAAATGCTCCCCACATTCCCGGATAAGGGCGTTTTAGATTGTGTCTTAATCCAGCAGTAATTTTTAGATCTTCTTGACTTTCTAACAAATTAAGTATTTGTTCTTTTAGTGGCAAAGCATAAGTGCCATCTCGCAATATCACTTTGTATTTGAATGGTATTTTTGGAGCAATGATTACATCTGAGTTTAATAACTCCTCAGTACCAGCGACCGGACCGGTTATGTATAAGATACAATCTTTGGGCAACAAAGCTGAAATTGACTTCAATTCATTTTCGCTACAAGCATAAAATTGTACGCTACTATCTTCTATTCGAGTTTTAATATTGGCCTTGAAATTTTCTTTGATAAGCCTAATGTTTTGTAATAATCCAAAGTCTACATTCTCATACTTGTTGGTGTGATTATGCCAATAAGGACTCCGCCAACTGCCGCCGAAATTGGATCGATTGTGCATTTGGTATTTTAATATTTCTACAGCATTTTTGGGGTCGTCATAACATGCTACATTGGCACAATTGGCCTGTATTTCCATGCGCCAAAGATACTTTCCCCAGAATTGCTTCTTGGTAGATTTGAATTTGATATCGGAATTAAGACTGTTCCAGAACGATATATCCATTTTCATCCACTATAGGTTGTTGCGTTTGCGCTTTTGGGGTAAATGTAAATTCTTTATTGTAATCTACATCAATGGTAGTGCCTGGAGCAATATTATTAAACAATATTTTCTTACTTAACGGTACCTTGATAAGATCACTAATTTTTCGTGCTAAAGGTCTAGCCCCCATTTTACTGTCGTATCCAACTTCGGCTAGTTGTTCTATTGCTTTTTCTGTTAGCGTAATCTTGATAGATTTATCACTTAATAAATCATTAACTTCGGCAATAAATTTAAGAACAATACGTTTGATACTTAACTTGTCTAGTTTGTTAAACTTACAAACACCATCTAGTCTATTACGAAACTCGGGTTTGAAAAACTCCTGTACTGCTTTGTCATCTTCACCAGTCTTTTGTAAATTAGTACTGAATCCAATTGTGTTGCGCTCATTGTCTGAGGCACCTAAGTTACTAGTTAAAATAACAATTGAATTGCGTGCATCTGCTCGTTTACCGTTACTGCTGGTAACAACACCTTCATCCATTAATGATAATAACACGTTCATTACATCAGGATGTGCTTTTTCAACTTCGTCAAATAGTATAACTGCATTGGGATTCTTTTCAATGTCTCTAATCAGCATACCGCCACCTAGGATACCATCATCATACCCCACATATCCCGGTGGTGCTCCAATCAACTTGGCCATACTATGCTTCTCTTGGTACTCGCTCATATCATAGCGTAACATTTTCATGCCCATACCTTCGGCAAGTAATTTTGCTAATTCAGTTTTACCTGTACCTGTTGGCCCTAAAAACAAAAAGTTACCAATTGGCTTATTCATGCTTTTTAATCCAGCACGAGCAATATATATCTTTTCTAATACAGTATCAACAACTGAGTCTTGTCCATAGAGTTTTGTTTTAATTGTGTCTTCTAATCCTGCTAGACTTTTGGTGCTCTCACTGCCAATTTGTTCTGCGGGTATTTTGACAAATTTACTTATAACATCAACAATGTTGCTTTTGTTAACAGTCCAATCAACTGCATTGATTTTTAATTTTGCTGCCGCAGTATCAATTAAGTCAATTGCCTTATCTGGTAAACGCTTGTCTGTTTGATAACGAATACTTAAATCCACTGCTGCTTCAATGGCATCATCTGCAATCTTGCCACCATGGAAGGTTTCAAAGTACTCTCTCAAATTGTATAAAATTTCCTTGGCCACTTGTGGAGTAGGCTCCTCAACAACAAGTCTACAGAATCTACGCATTAGTGCACGATCCTTTTCGAAACTTTGTGTGTATTCTTCCCAAGTAGTACTTGCCAAAACTTTAATATTACCCTTTGTTAATGCAGGCTTAATCATGTTAGCAAAGTCCACTGAGCTTTGTGCACCAGATCCGGCGCCGCGCATTTGATGCGCTTCGTCAATAAACAATACGCACTTGCCTTTCAATTGCAATGCAGAAATAACATCTTTGAACTTTTCTTCAAACTCACCGCGATATTTTGAGCCGGCAAGTAAACTGCCAATATCTAGATTATAAACTGTATAGTCTTTTAAATATTCAGGAACTTCGCCATTGACAATATTACGTGCAAGTCCTTCGGCAATGGCAGTTTTACCTACACCAGCATCACCTACTAGCAATACATTGCTTTTGTTACGCTTGGCCAAAACGTGTGCAATTTCTTCCAGTTCAAATTCTCTACCAACTACCGGATCAATTTTGCCTTCCTTGGCTTGTATGTTTAAGTTCTCACAATGCTCACGTAGTATTTCCTCGGCACGAGCATTACTTGCTCTACGTGCCGGTCTAGTTTCAACATAATTGTCTCTATAGAACTCAACTACTTTTAATTTGTCAAGTCCGTATTTGGCAAAAAAGTAGCTGGCATAACTGTTGGCTTCTGTGCAGATACTTAAAAAGATATCAATAACTTGTGCATGACTACGTCCACTAAACATTACTTGTGTTAGTGCACGATTAAAAACTCTTTCTAGACTGTGTGTTTTCTTTGGATTATATCCTTCAGATTCGGTTACAATATAAGTTTGTTTTTGCAAATACTCATCTAAATCACGAGTTAATCCATCAACATCTGCACCAAACGCAAATAGTAAATCATTAAATGGCTTAAAGGTTACCAAGCCAAGTGCAAGATGTTCTAAGGTAACGTATTCGTGATTGTATTTTTTTGCTGCATCTGTGGCATTTTGTATTACTACTTCAATCTCAGGATTATGTTGTAAGCTCATAAAAATATTTAGTTAGTGTTGATTAATGTACGAATAAGTTCAAGTTGGTCTGTTGTAAAATTTTGTGGTATTATTACTGACATTTCAGCATATAAATTTCCTCTTTGATCTGAATTTAATTGATTTAATCCTTGATTGCTTAATCTAAATTTGGTTCCGGGTTGTGTACCTGGCGGAATAGTAATTGTAAATTCTTTTGCGTCCAGTCCAACTACAACAGCATTGCCTCCTGCTATTGCAGTTAAGCAGTTTACATTAAACTTGGTGTATAAGTCAATCCCATTAACAGAGAATCCATCAGCAGGATGTACAGTTATTTGCACATATAAATCTCCACGTGGTATTGTATTAAACAAATTGTCCCCAAGCCCCGAGTACTTTATTTGTGTTCCGGTGACTACACCTCGTGGTATTTTTACTTCTACTGTTTCTCGGGTACCATTTGTAGTTTGTACGCTTATGGTTTTGACTTGATCTTCTAGTGTGGTTACCAATGGAACAGGTAATTCAATTCTTAAATCTTTATTGCGTCGAGGTTGTTGTGGATGTCTAAATTGACCAAATGGATCCATGCCCCCTGGAAATCCAAATTGTCTAAATATATCATTTATATCGCCTTGGTGAAATTGAAAATGCACCCCGCCCGGATTACGTCTTTCATGGTCATAACGTTGACGTTTGTCATTATCGGCTAGCGTATCATACGCACTTTGTATAGCTTGAAACTTTTCAGTATCGCCACCTTTATCTGGATGGTGTTGGCTTGCCAACTTTCTATAAGCCTTTTTAATTTCATCGGGAGTAGCGTTTTCTCCGACTCCTAAAGTGTCATAATGCGTCATATTATAATTATAAATGAAAAACCGGATAGAGTCAAACTATCCGGTTAGTTTGTAGTTGTTTGACTACGCTGCGCCGGCTTTCTTTTCCATTGTTCTACCAAAAGCACTTACGCCTAATATACCACCAAACGCCAAGTGGATAAGTCCACCGTTGCTGAGTGTTAGGCTTTGCCATGCAGTATAGCCCATTTGTATTCCAAAACCTTTTTCAATGATGGGCAAGAACATGCTGATCATGGGAAAGGCCACAAAGTCCATGAAACAGATCAGCATATACAACCAACCCATTGCTGGACGCCAAAAACTCTTCATCCAGTGTTCGGGCTCTTTGCCTTCACTTGCGGCCATTAAATTACCAAATGCAGCAGTTGTGTTGGCATCTGGAGCGTTTTGTTGTGGGCGTTGTGCGTTAAAGCCACCGCCAAATCCAGTGCTTGGACTATTTCCAAATCCACTGTTAAACCCACTAGTGGGAGCAGTTGATCCAAAATTGGATTGTGTAGGAGTAGCATTAAACACGGGTGCTGATGTTTGCGCCATTGGAGCTGGCTGAGTAGGGGCACTACTTGTAAACAAACTAGGGGCTTTGCTGGTTTGTGCCGCCGCTATGTCTGCGCTTGTTGGGTGTTGACCTTCGTCATCGGGATCTAATTTTGGCATTTTGTTTTCCTTATCCTAGTGCGCTAATTAAACTAATTGCGCCGTTTATAACTGTATTTAAAGTTTCCTTCATGGCCATTTGTTCCATGGCCTGAATTACTGCTAGTTGTTGTTGTACATCCTGTAGTACTTCCTGTGCTTGATCTGGAGGCATATCGCCTGAATGCACTTGTTGTATTACCTGTTGCACAAATTGTGCTGCATTGGCAAACTGTTCGTCACCACTATTGATCAAAGTGGCTAGCTGGTTGTTTAAATCGTCTTGTGTCATGATGGTCTCTTTCCTTGTACGTGTTGGATTAGTCCTGCACTATTTTCTATACTTTCAAATTTAAGTTTACAGTACAATGCATTGATCTTTTCTCCGCTATTGTATCTTTTCTTTAATTCTTGTGCTATTGTATCTAAAGCCTTTGAAGCTTTGATACTGTCTTCGTTGTGTGCTCGATCACTTTCGTATAGTGCATACAGTCCTGTTGTATACGCCACTTGATTAGCACTGGCTTTTGCTGCCTCGCTATCGGCACAATTGGCAACACCCAGTTGTGCATCATAACGTATAGTTGTTATCAATTGATATTCATTATTGTCATATTTGCCCATTAAAAGAGCATCCACTGCCGCGCAACCAGATAGACATACTATCATGAATAAAAAGATTAGTCGTTTCATTTTACTGCCTTTTCGTAAATTTTCTTTTGTGTGTTATACCAATTGTTCCAGTCATCCATCTTTCCGGCACATAGATAATATTGTGTATAGTTGTCGGTTACTACGGTTAACACATCACTTAGTTTGTCGGTATTAGTGTCAACTGTTTTTAAATCCGGACATGATTCCATCATGCTTGGCGGAACATCAGGCCATGGAGGAGCAACTGTGACAGGAGGTGCCTTGAAACTGCTACATCCGGCTAATAATAAAACGGGTACGAGATATTTCATTTCTTTGTCTCCGGATTAGCTGCGGCATCATTTAAATCTTTAATTGCTTCTGGAGCAACTTTGCACGTTGCATCAATCTTGGCTGCATCTTTTACAATACGTTCTTGTATAACAACTTGACGTTTTACAATAACTTGATTCTTTTGTTTACGAACTTGCGCCAACTTGTCATTGGCGCTTTTGCTTGCTACCACTGCGGCATCTACTCGTGCTTGTGCCGCTTCAATCTGTGCTTGCCATATAGCAGTAACTCCTGCGCCACCAAAAATAAAAATGCCCAGTACAAATACTATAGCACCCAATAATTTAAATAACCATCCATATATCTTTAGTGCAGGGAAATGTGTTAAAAATCCTGCAAGGAAATATGCCAGTGCTCCTGCGCCAGCAACTGCGGGCCAGAACCAAACAGGCAAATGTGCCAGTATATGTTGAATAATAAACTCAAACATTATGCACCAAATAACTGTATTGCGTGATTGTAACGAGCAGTACGATCTTCAATACCCAGTGTACCGCCATTAATTACTTTAGTGGCATGTACTATATCGCCAGCATCGCTGATTGCATTTAATCCATGGTGTTCCCAAAAGAAACAAGCACTCTCTACAGCACCATCGGGAGTTTCGCAATAGGCAACAGTTTCTTCTAGTCCTTTGCCTATTTCTCTTGCAAATGCCTCGTACAAACTACGTCCGGTAAGTTGTATTAGGCCACGTCCATGAAACATCCAGCCATCGCCCGACTCTTCACTACCATTGCCCATTCTATCACAGTAGGCTCTATTAGCAATCTTTTCAGGATTGTGTGCATACTGATTGGCAATCTCCATAGTAGGAAAACGCTTTTTCCATATAGCCATTAGTGCTTGTGGTTTGTAGTTTAAGTTTTCTACTAGAGCAGTATAGTTACCGCTCTCGTGCCCAGTTTGTGCCATGAACATAGCAACACGTTCTTTAGTGGTAATTTTGTATTTTGGTAACTCATCGCACAATGCCTCATACCAACTTTGGGCATGTGGATTACCATTTAGTAATTGGTGAACGTGGTTTGCGGTAAAATCGAATTCAAAACTCATTGAAAAATCTCCCTAATTTAGGTTACAAAGTATTTAGCAGAGAAATAGTTTCTTGTTCGTTTGTAATAATTCTGTTATCTAATAGAAATTTAACCCAACGTTGGATTTGGGATTCACTCAATAGTTTGTAGGTTTTTCTATGTATGCTAACTGTTAATAATCTTTTGAGAGTCTCGGCCTCGGTTAACATTTGATCAAATCTGTCAGCTTCATAATCGGCGATGTTTAATACATTATATCTCGGAGTCAAATTATACAATGCTTCATAACTGCCAAATTGAGCGATAACATATCCTGAATAAAGATGAAACTCTGTGATTAGATTGGGATACTTTACGTTAGTTTGAAAAAACTCTATGAAATCATCAATGCCGTTAACCAATCCCCGTACAGTTTCACTGTGAAACATAAAAGGAACTCCGGCTGGCCCAAGTACATCAGGCATGGTGATATTATAGTATTTTTCTATGAATTTTTGGCTTGATTCAAATACCGGAAATACTCGAATAGCACCAGTTTTTGGTCTACCCTGTTCGTCAAAGAAACCATTAGAGTCAAACATTTGTTTGAACCAAGTTTTAGCATCTAACACCATGCTCCAAGGGGCAATAGCCTCGCTTGCAGCTAGTAGTTTGAGTAATTGTTGTTCTTCCCATCCTGTTAAACGACTTGAGTATTTCCACTTATCTCTAGTAACAATGCGGACTTTATCATGCCATTTGCCCCACCACTGTGTATCAATCATGGATGCAACATTAGTGTTGTCGTTAATAACAATGGTGATACGTTCTACATCATTGATGTATTGTTGTATACTATGTGCTTGTATTTTTAATAAGGGTAGTTCTTGAGCAAAAACTACGGTAATGATTTCTAGCATAGAAATACTTATAGTATTCCTGCAGCTGCCTTTAAACTTCTTATGTATTCTGTATTTGGCGCTCTTGCTGGTATCGGTAAACCAGCGGCACTACGCATTTCATCTAGGTCTTGAGAGCCAAATTTGGCCTCGTACTCTTCAGGACTAGAAGGAATTAACTCTTCTAAAGACTCAATGCTAAAGTAAGTTTCTTTATTATCCTTGGCATAACGTACACGCCAATCACTGAGCTTTTGTTCAGTAACATTCATCATATCGCTCATTATTGTTTCTATGTTTTTGTGTACGTTTTTGTCTCGAGTAATCTCGACAAATACTAGATAATCGCCATCATCCATTTCGCCAGTGCTAGTATCTGCATCAATTACACAATCATATCCTTTTTCAAGAAAGTTAACAAGATCGATAGCTGGTTCTTTGCCAGCAACTTTAAAACTCAATACCACCATGTCTTTGTCATCGCCGATCTTGCTTTTAAATTCATCGATGTGTAACTCGGGGTGCACCAGTCGCTTTAAATCGCCAAGCTCGAGACCTTCATTGATATTACTGTGTTGGTTGTTCAGCATTGGTTTCTTCTCCGCCTAAGGTGTTATCAATTTGTTGTTCTTGATTGATAGGGTCATCAACTCCGCTTTGATAAGCATCATCAATGTCTTCCATATCAACTGTGCCTGATGCTAATTCCAATGCACCTTGCTCAATGTCTTGCATTAGCTTTTTAGGCATAACAATTTCAACTAACCAAATTGGACTTTTGATCAGTTTTGGTACTTTTGTGCCAGGTTGGTAATCGTAAGGTGTTTTGACTTTTTTGGGATGTTCAAAGTGATCTTCTCGATAGTTTACTTCACAACCAAATTCTGTAAGTCTAACTGCTCCACGTGGATCGGGCATCTTTTTATAGGGCCACATAAATGTACAAGATACAAAATATTTTTCGTATACTGGGCCTTTAACAAGCTCGCCCTGTTTCCAGTGTTTGAAAGCATATAAATCAAGTTCGTCAACTACACGCTCAAAATCCAGCAGTGAGCTAACTGCTGAATCTGTCATGAAGATTTCTTTGGTATTGTCTAATAATTCTTTAATATTCGCTGGCATAGTTGTAATATTTATACAATTTTAAGAGTTAGTTGTGATTAGCCAAACGCAATTTAAACCTTTGTTTGAATGATTTTTTTGTTTTTTACTAAAAATACATCATATTGAGCTATTGATTTATATGCTTGATTTATAAATGCTGGGTTAGATTCAAGTTTAGTTACGGGTCCTAGGTAATATAATGGGCTTGTCATCATTGCAAGTCCCACTATCTCGTTAGTGCCATTGGGCCCTGTTCTTTTAGATAAAAGTCTGTCATCTATTTTATCAGTTAAAAACTTTAACCCCGACTCCCAAGCAGAGTATAACTTTGTATCTGAAAAGTTATCATAAAACCACTGATCCATTTCATTATAAAAACTATTAGTTGGTTTAATGGTTTGCCATGTTTCATGATCGTAATCGGGATATACAATAGATTTAACCAATGCTTCATATGCAGTTCTTCGGGCAATATCAGTATTTGGCCATGCTACTAAATTTCTTAGATGTGCGTTACCGGGCATGTTGAACCATGATTTTACCATATGTGCTTGTTTAGCCAACATTTCGGGCAGTTCAGGGCTCCAATAAAATAATTCTGAACTAATATTCTCATACTCATTAACAACAGGATTTGGATGATTCGCTAGCACATCATTGAAGTAAAGATACCACTCATCATTTACTATGGTTAATTTGGGTTTATCAATGCCATATACAACGCCAATCTTTTTTCCCGAATCGGCTAATAGCTTATGCTCACGAGTGCCAAAATTATCATGTTTAATTCCATGACCTGGTTGAAACCAATCTCGAGTAGTAAACACCCAAGACTCATCCTTCATATAGTCAGTTTTTATCAAATTATCGCTATAATCGTGTACGGTTATTTTGACCATGGGATAATTTGTTTGAATCCAGTTTAATAACGGTTTAGCAGCAAAATCCCATTCGCTTAGTGTATTTTCGGCCCTTGTGTCCTTGGGATTACCAACTAAATCTTTTTCGCCTTGTTTGGGATAGCGAAATACCACTTCATCTAAATGTATACCATTTAGTAAAAAACTATATATTGCGGTAGTGCTATCTCCGCCGCCACTGGCTTCCACCCGTATCCAGTCATATTTGTCTCGTATTTGTTGAGCACGAATACGGTACAACTCTCTGAGATTGGTTTCTGGTTCGATTTCCCAATCAAAAGTTAAAAAAGTTTTTAAATTAAAATGCCATTTGGGCCAAAGATTATGTTTACTGGCTTCAATATACGCTTGAGGCTTGGAATAAAAAATTTTATCCCCAACTTGATAATAGCCTAGTTTAGGATTTTGTTCTATCATTATTGTAGTGTAACCCCTGAGGCAATGTGTTTCCAATTATTAATTTGTTTAGTGAACCAAGGATCTAATTCATCATCTCGAAGATTCAGAGGAACACAATGATCTACGTGATACGCAGATTTGGTTGCTTCAGTTTTAGATGCCTTAACCATTATCTCTCTCCATTCTTTAAATTTGGATTCTGACAGTGTAGCAGGAACTATCAATTGGGCCGGGGAATTCATTGAATCTAATATCGCAGGAAATCCAAGACTAGTCAAGTTGGGAATTTTTCCATCAGGAACAGCTCCAGTGACCCCTAATACATAAATTTTGGTTTTAGGGTCATTTGAATTTACATATTGTTCACTGTCGCCATTAAAATTAACACCAAAATCAGTGATACCACTAATAACATTTACTACAACTTCGGTTGTGCTTTTAAATGGTATTACTTGCAAATTGGGATACTTTTTAGCAATCTCTGTAGAAACCAAATGTGTAGTAATTCCTAGTCCGCTGACCCCAATGGTTAATGGCGCATCAGTAGGCACTTCTTTCCAAGATTTATATTTTTTAGAAATAACATAAAACGGGGCGCTGCATTCTGGTAGCAATTCTCTAAATTTTCTAATATCATAACTTTCATTTGGGAAAAAATTAGGACGAATAAAAAACGCTGAGCTAGAGGCCAATATAACATTTGTATTATTCAATGTATATTGAGCTGCAATACTTGCGCCAGCTCCAGGTTTTGAATCAAATACAAATGTATATTTGTCTTGAATTTTATTTGCCTCGGCTACAATTGTTCTATGAAAATTAGCAGCAGCATCACTAGGACTCCAACCGTAGACAACCATAACTGTTTCGCCAGACCATGACATGGTGGCAACCGCACATAGCAGCAGTGCTAGAATTTTTTTCATTTGAGATTTCCTTTAAATTACTATGTTACACGAAATGTGAACAGGGGTCAACCTGTTACACACATATTTGAATAATTTGTTTAAATTATTTGGCTTGTTGGATTTTATCTACTAAGCCAGCAGAGAATGTATTTTTGTGCATGTCATACACAATAGCAGTAGCTTCGGCAAAACGTTGTTGTTCTGCTTTGCTCATTGTTACAATTTCAATGCCATCAGCTTGTGCACGAGCTTGAGTTGATTTAACATCATCAATGCTAATGCTACGCTCATAATTAGCGGCAACTAGTGCTGCATCACTTACTACTTGTTGTAGTTCTGTGCTTAGGCTATTCCAGAAGTCACTACCAATTAAAATAGTTGTTAGGAACAAACTGTGTTCTGTGTGGTTAATAACTTTACTTACTGCGTTTTGTCCCAATGCATAAACACGTGGATATGTGCTTTCACCAACTACAACATCGGCTTGTGCTAAACCTTCTGATAGTTCTTCAATTTCCATTGCAACTGGCTCAGCACCAACTGCTTTGAATGTGTCAATAGCAACAGGGCTATAACTTGTACGAACTTTCATTCCACGCATGTCTTCAATTTTGTTTACAACGCCATTTCCGGCCATCATGCGGAATCCGCCTGAGTATGTAAATGCTAGGCCTTTAATCTTTTTAGACTCTTGTAAACTGTTTAGTAGAGTTTGACCAACTGCGCCTTCAAATACACGAGTTGCATGATCATGATCTTGAAACAAGAATGGTAAGTCTAAGGCCCAAAAGTCTTTATTGATGTTACCTAGTGTAACTGTGTAAGTCTGACTCATTTCAATTGCGCCACTGTCTAATAAGTCTACTAGACTGTGTTTGCTAACTACAACACCATTATTATACTTGTTAGCATACTCGCTCATGGTTAAAACTTCAATTTCTAGTTCATTTGGTGCTTTTGCGTTTACTTCTGCAGCAAATACTTTTGCGGCACGGATAAACAACTCGATTGGTTCATGGGCCAAAACCCAACGTACTGTGCGTTTACTCATTTTTGGTTTCCTTTAATTATATTTGGCTTGCTGAATCTTTGCTACTAGCCCAGGGGTGAAATAATCTTCAAATTGGTCGTATAAAGATTCTGTGGTTGTTTTAAATTTGGCGCGGTCTTGCTCGCTTAATTTAAAAACGTTAATACCATCTTGTTTACAACGAGCAATAGTTGGCTCAACATCAGCTACACTGATAGCTCGCTCAAAACGTCCTGCTTCAATAGCAGATTCCATCATTGCTGCTTGCAAGTCAGCATCTAGACTGTTAAAGAACTTGTTATCGATAATAATATTGGTTAATAACAATCTATGATCGCTATCAATAATAGTACTTGCTACTTCGTTTTGTTTGCTAGAGTAAACTCGTGGCCATGAACTTTCGCCACCTTCAATTTTACCATCGCGAATGCCGTCAGTGACTTCTTCGACTTCCATTTGCACTGGCTCAGCGCCTACTGCGGCCCATGTTGCAGCAGCAACTGGGCTACGACTAACACGAACTTTGGCTCCGGCAATATCGCTTAGATTTTTAACGTCTTTACCAAAAGGCAAATTAATAAATCCGCCACTGTAAGTAAATGCCATGCCCTTGATATTACTGTTCTTTGAATATCCTTCTAGTAATTCTTGACCAATCGGTCCTTCAAATACACGAGCAGCATGATCGTGGTCTTCAAACAAGAATGGCATATCTAATGCATCAAGATCTTTGTTGTACTTGCTTAGTACATAAGTGTACATCTGGCTCATTTCAATCGCTCCAGATTCCATTAAATCTAGTAATTGTTGTTTAGTAACTTTAACACCATTATTGTATTTTTGACTGTACTCGCCTAAGGTTAAGATTTCTATATTAACTTGACCTGGTGCTTTAAGTTCTAGTACTCTAGAAAATTCTTGTGCAGCTCTGATAAAAATATCAATGGGTTCATGAGCTAATACCCATTTAATATTAATTGGTTTCATTTGTTGTTCCTTTGTAATTTTTATAGCTTGCATAAAATGCTACGGTGGGCGTTCTGATAGTGTCAGTAAAAGAGTAAGTCTCTAGGCGTCCTTTGAATCCGACGTCGGGGAATCCGGCGTTGCTATAGTTATTTAGCAAATTGATTAAAATCGATTATGTATATTAATACCCGAATCTACAAAATCTGCCTCCCCAAGATAATAAAACGGACTTAAAAAGCCAACAAATCCTACTGGTTTAGACATTTCATAGTTGAAAAATTTAGGATCAATTTTATCAATTAATAGTTGTAATCCTGCAGTCCACCGTTGATACTGTTTGGTATTTTGAAAGTTTGTATAAAACCAATGGTCCATTTCATTATAAAAGCTATTGCTGGGTTTGTTGGTTTGGAATGTTGTTGGGTCATAGTCGGGGTATATCAATGGTTTAATTAGATGTTCGTATGCAGTTCTTTGGGTATAACTGTAATTTGGCCATCGGCATAGGTACTGTGCGTGTTTATTTGATGGCAAATTAAACCACGAGGTAATTACCCATGCTTGTTTGTGCACTAGTTCTGGCAACTCTGCCGACCAGAAAAAATACTCAATGTTCATGTTGTTGTATTCATCAAATTTACTAACACTATGATTGGCAATCACATCAATAAAATACAAATACCATTTTTTATCCTTGATACAAATTTTGGGTTTATCAATGCCATATAGAATGCAAATTTTTTTCCCACTATCTGCTAATTTGCGGTGCTCTTGATATCCTAGTGGATCATGTTTAAATGCATGTCCTGGCTGAAAATAATCTTTCGAATTAAAAACCCAAGTTTCATCATAATATGAGCTTACCATATTTTCAGAATAATCATGAATGACTATTTTTGTTTTAGGAGAATGTATGGCTAACCATTTTAGTGCAGGCTCTGCTGCAAATTTAAATTCACTTAGTGTATTTTCTGGCTTATGATTAAATGGATCGGCACTGACATCTTTTTCGCCTTGTTTAGGATATCTAACAGTAACTTCATCAATATGTATTCCGTTTTTTACAAAACTGTAAAGAGCTACAGCACTGTCACTTCCACCGCTAAATTCCATTCGTATGTAATCATACTTGTCTCGCAGTTGTTGGGCCCGTATACGGTACAACTCATCTAAATTACTGTCGGGTTCTTGCTGCCAATTAACCTTACTGAAAATATCATTATTAAAATTCCACAGTGGGAAATTTCCTGTTTTAGTAGCCTCGATTAAGGCCAATGGTTTAGAATAAAAAGTTTTTTCGCCAACGGTATAAACGCCTAGTTTAGGGTTATTGTGAGTAATCATTTTTAGATTATAAACTAATTATATAACAAAGTCAACCTAGTCTAGAATCACGTGTTGGCTGACATCCAGCAAGTACGTATTCGTCAAGCCAATGCTTGTCGATGTATTTGACATATTTGTGATTGGCATCCTCAGTAATAAATGCAGACAATTTGTCTCTATCTGTTTCAACAGGAAAATTTGTTATCTTTCCCACCCAACTCATATAGTGTTCTCTATGTAGGAAAAATGCCTCATGGTCTAAAAAATGTACAGGAAGCCCACTGGGTATCAAGGTATTGTAGTAGTATTCTTGTGCAATAGGTGTTGTGTGTTGTTTACGTACACGCATCTGTTGCACTTGATTAATGTTTTGATCACGTACAATAATGGCCACTTGCACATCAACTCCAAAGCTCTTTGCACGTTCTGCAACCTCTACAATCTTGGGAACATAGCGCACTCCATCAAAAAAGAATGGACAACTTACGTTAGCAAGATGATAGTCTTGGCCATCAAAGTGACTGGCTTCTAGTTTTTCTGGACTGACCCAATATTCAGCAAAGGGTTCTTGATCACTAGGCACCCAATAGTTAGAGAGCATTTCATCCCAACCAGCAACATTGGGATGCATACTTAACACTCTACTAAACAAATGATTTCCTGATCCTTGAGGTCCAGTTATTATTAGTAAACGTTTCATAGCGCCATTGGTATTCGCTTGAGTTCTTTCAAGAATGCTTTGGTGTTGTCTGTAATGATACCAGTTAATTGTAGAGTAACTCGAGGATGGAATCCGGCATTGGCAGTTGAGTGAGGAATATTACGCCAATCAAATGTATGCACATCTCCGGCACGCCATTGGGTATGTGTGTAATTCCCATAACTCCAAAACTGTCCCTGTTGCCAGTCAGTCAATGCAATAAAGTATCTACCAACTTTTTCTGGATGTTCAGGGAACCACTTGTATAGTTTGTCAATGTGCAGGTGCCAAAGTTGTCCAGGTTGTTGCACATGAATACGTGCCATGTTATCTTCTAAACCAAACGCATCACTGATGGCTTGTAATTTTTTAGGCAGTTTCCACGCCAAGTTTGTTATGACAACTTTGGGATCAATGCCCACACGTTCTAGATCATATTCTTCATCTACTAGTTCGGGACGGGGAACATCCACACCCTCACCTTTAAACCCACGTGTTTCCCAATTTGCGGGTTTTGAATCTGCAACAATCTTTCGAACCTCACGTGAGAAGTCTGTGTCGACTCGGCCCAATTCAAAGTACACATCTTGTTTCTTATCGACCCGGGTTGGATCAAAATGATAGTTACTTACTTTCTTTAATTTGTCAAAACTGCTTTCTTTTTTCATTTTATTACCCTTACGTCTATATCGTTTTCTACATAATGTTGCTGGTATTCATCAGGCGGCGGTGCAATGCCCAATGCTCTAGCTAAATCTCTATTTGTTCCTACACTATCCATCCAACTTGTGTGTTTGCTCCAAGACTCTACTAGATTTGTATTCTGTTGTTGTATCTTTTTGGCCATTGTAGCTAAATCAATATAGTACTTATTATATAAGGGATATGTGATATTAAAGTGTCCGCATTTGACCCACCAACCCAAACAAGCATCATCACCGCGATGTACCAACACCACAGGACATTCAGGCCAAGTCCGACGTAAAAAATCTATGTGGTTGCAAAACACATGACTTTTGATAATACGTATACCATTATCTTGTTTAGTAAAGGGCGCATCAAATATTGCTTCTAAGCTGGCCCGACCATGGAAATCCACTGCTTCGGGCAAGTCACATTCCATACCCGGATCAAAGTAAGCGCCCAAGTGCATCAAATCCATTTTGCCACTGGCATCGTGATAGTAAGTCCATTCATCACGATAGTCACTGCGATCAATGTCGGGACTGTAATAAATGTTTTTTGCTATACTGCTCCATTTTGAACCTGGAGCTCCAGCTATAAAAATATATTTCATTCTTTACTTAAATCTAATTTTTCCAATACAGGTAAAAATGTCTTGCGTAATTCATCCATATGTTTACGCAACCCTGCAGGAGTTAGTTCGCTTTCCTCATAGAACACAACTTGTCCTGCACACCACTCGCGATATTCTTCGCTACGTATTGCTGCACTGAACGCTCGTTGATACCATTCAACTACATCTTGTGGTGTGTTTGGTGGTAGTTCAATTGCCCATGCGGCATATACATTGATGCCAGGTGCTACATCACGCAACAAAGGCACTGTGGGAAACTGTGGCATACGACGTGTGCCAGTAAAGCCAATTATCTTGACTCTACCTGCTTCCACTAAAGGCTTGGCCACTGCTATGGGCATGATACCAAACTCGGTGCCCACCTTGCCATCATACTGTGCTACACTTTGTACTGCTGGTGCAGGTCCGTTAAATTTAATTGGCTTGACTAAATCAGCGTTACCATGTCCCTTCATCATCAAGTACTCAAATGCAGTACGATGTGCACCACCACCCACTGCTATGCTAATTGGCACAGTTGTAGTATGTATTAAACTGATAAATTGCTCGGGAGTATTTGTTGTGCTACGAGGACTTGCAACCAAGGCCAGCGGACTCTTGCCAATGGTCAGCACATCAACAAAACTATCGTAGTTGTATTTTTTGATTGACTTTTCCCAAATGTCATTAGTAACATAACTGCTCATGTGACTGGGTAAGTTGATGGTATAACCGTCAGGTGCAACATCCAAGAATCGGTTATTGGCAACAACACTGTCTGCTCCGGGAATGTTTTGTACCACGTACACAAACTTGGGGTCAGTTCGTTGCACGATTTCGGCCAGTTTGCGAAATGCTATCTCGTTACCTGCTCCTGGAGTATTGCCTATAACGACTGTGACAGTCTTGGTGGGTTCCCATGCAAACGCCAAAACGGGAACTAGTGCTAGAATGGCTAATAATTTTTTCATTAGAGGTCCTTTGTTGTAAATACTTATAGAAAATCAACGATACGTAAAAATTTTACGTTTTAACAAAATTATTTATATGAATACTAAAATTTTTAACTTGATTAAAGAAAATTTACACATTGCCTTTAATTTGCCCAAATACGCCACAATTGTTATAGACGAAACAACTCAAGTGGATGCACTACCTTGGACTCCGGCACGCTACCGCAAATTTCGAGATGCAGTAGAATCAGAACTTGGCCTACCCAGTGACTATGTTGGCACCCTACGCAGTATTGTTGATGATTTAAGCGAGCGATACATCTTGCGTTTTTTCAGTGAAATATGGAAGCCAAGAACCAATGATTATGATTACACTGGATTCCAATTAGCCGAAGAAATCAACAGTCAAAATCCGCGGGCAGTACTGGATGTGGGCTGCGGCTATCATCCGTTTAAAGGACGCATACAAAATCTAGTAGGAATTGACCCCTACAATAATTGTGCTGACTTCGAAGTTGATATATTGGATTACCGAGTAAATCAAAAATACGATCATATTATTGCATTGGGATCGATTAACTTTGGCAACTCAGAGGATATTGCCAAACGATTTGAACATTGCGTTAATTTGTTATTGCCTGGGGGAAAGTTTTACTTACGTGCCAATCCCGGAATAACTCACAAGAATGGACCTTATGTTGAAATATTCCCTTGGAGCTTTGAGATAGTAAGTGCATTTGCTGAGCAATATAATCTAAAGTTACTAAAATACAAACAAGACGCTAATGATAGATTATATTTTGTATATGAAAAATTATAGTGCAGTCTAATACTTATGACTGATTGAAATTTTATTAACACTACGTAAACCTTTTTGGGACGGCTCTTAAATACTTGCGTGAACATACAGTTGTTCGCAATACAGTATGGAACATGATGACATCAATCCCAAGGAGGTACACTTGTCCAAACGCAGAAATCGATTAGTAGAAACCGTTCAGTATCAACAACCCAAACAAAAAAGACATGCCCAGCCCGATCTACGTGTAGTAACCGAGGAATTCGTGCAACGTAGTCGACGTGTAGAATTAAAACCCAAAAGTTTAAATCAAGAGAACTACATTGATTTATTAACCAATCCCCAGAAACTGATTATATTTGCAACAGGTCCTGCAGGTACAGGTAAAACAATGCTGGCAGTTATGGCCGCTATCAAAGCCTACCAAGAAGGTGATTGCAAAAAGATTGTGATTACTCGCCCAGCAGTGGGAGTAGATGATGAACAACATGGATTCTTGCCCGGAACGCTAAATGAAAAAATGGCCCCCTGGACAAGACCCATTATGGATGTGTTTGCTGAGTATTACCGCCCAGCTGACATTACTAAAATGCTAGATGAACAAGTAATTGAGGTTTCTCCCCTAGCATTTATGCGTGGACGGACATTTAAACAATCGTGGATCATTGCTGACGAAATGCAGAATGCCACACCAAGTCAAATGAAAATGCTGTTAACTCGCTTAGGTGATGGAAGTAAAATGGTGGTAACAGGTGACACGCAACAAGCGGACCGCAAAGAAAACAACAACGGATTAATTGACTTCAAACGTTTGGTCAGCCAATACAAAAATAGTCGCTATGTCGCAGGAGTTGAATTCGCGGGTCGTGATATACACCGACATGCTGCGGTAGTAGAGATACTTAAAATTTATGGGGAGATATAGCCTATAAATATTGAATGTTCAAATACAATGATATCGAAAATGTTCACTTAGAAATAAGTAGTCGTTGTAATGCTTCGTGCCCTGAGTGTCCTAGAAACCTCAGGGGCGGAGATATTGAAGATCATGGAGATTATGTTGTCCATGACATGACGCTTGCAGAAGCACAAAAAATATTTCCCCCGGAGTTTTTGACACAAATCAAAAACATCAACATAAACGGCAATCACGGTGACTTCATAACTTGTCGTGACGGTTTAAAGATTGTCAATTACTTTGCCAACACCAATCCCGATCTCAACATAGAAATCAGTACTAATGCCAGTGGACAACCAAAAATATGGGAACCACTTGCACGGATACCGCAATTGCGAACAGTGAAATTTAGGCTTGATGGATTACAGGACACGCATCAATTGTATCGACAGTACACCGACTTTGATTTGATCATCAGCAATGCTAAACGATTTATTTCTGCTGGAGGTAATGCAACTTGGGCTATGATCAAATTTGACTTTAATCTACATCAAATTGAAGCAGCAAAGCAAATGAGTATTGTTTTGGGATTTAAACATTTTGAATTAATTGATCATGGAAGAAATAATACAGTTGTGTTTAACCGAGAAGGTGTGTACACACATAGTATTGGCACACCCGATCCTGACATACGAGATTATTCCAGTATACTAGAAACACGACAGTGGTTGCGTGAGCATGGCGAACACGATTTAGTTTTTCAACGTACACGGTATGACAAGACCGAGAGTTTTAAAAAGATCACTTGCAAAGTCAAAAAGCCTGCGGCAATTTATGTACAAAGCAATGGCGAAGTGTTCCCTTGTTGTTGGTTAGGCAATGCTCCAAGAACTAACAAGATACCATTAGGTGTAGAACAAACTCGTAATATAATGGGCAACAACAATGCACTGGGAGTAGGTATTGAAGCGGCAATCAAGTGGTTTTGGGAATTGGAAAAGACCTGGGCAATAGATACTGTGCAAAATGGCAAGAACTATATGTGTAACGTTACTTGCGGCTCAAACGAGTAACAGTATTGTGTAACTCGCTTAGATATATTGTTTGATTTCTAAGTTTTGATTCAAGTTCACGGACTTGATGTTTTAATTGTGCTATTTCCTGATCACGTTGGTCGTTAGAGAGTTTGACATCTTTAAGAACTTTTTCGTGACTGAGCAAATTGGGACGGGGAGGAGCATTGGGATCTACTGCTCTCTTCTTTTTAATTTTGTACATGTCTAACATACTCATATTTATTTCCAATAAGGTGTGAATTCGGGAATAATCTTTAAAATACTTTCTTTCCTTGTTTGATCCAATTGTGTTGTTTGACTAACGACTTTGTCCCATGCAACTATTGCTGGTTGATTCATGTAATTAATCACTGACTGGGCACGTGGATATTTTGTTAACCTTTGTGTTGCAAGAATTTTGAGCTCTTGTGGTAAGTTAACAATATTTTGATCTTCGGGATAGTTTGCTATGCTTAGATCATATTTGTCAAAGCCATTGGAGTCAATAAAATCAAATACTTGATTTAATGACAATATATTGTAAATGGTTACAACAATGTTAAATCTAATACGTACAGGGTATTGTTTTATGACCTCAAGGTTGGCAACAAACCGTTTCCAATCGCCACCGCTTCGAATATACTCAAATACAGAATCTATGCCATCCATGCTTACTATGAACAATACGTTGGTAAAATATGCCAAATAGTCTTGTATTCTGTACGTTCCCATGCTTAAACGAGTCAAATTTGTTACGTATGTAAGCCTAATATCTCTCATACCCAACTGCTTTAAATGTTCTAACATCTGCCAATGTTCTTGTTGAAAAAATACTTCTCCGCCAGCAAAGTAAACTTCTTTTAACTCACTTAGGTCGCCGTACTTGGCAATAATATCACTCCACACATCAGTATCGTGTGCTTGTATTATGTAACTGCCATTTACTTTGGTGTTTAATTCTTGGGCCCAAGTATGACTATATCCGGGCCCACACATACGACATTTTAAATTACATACATTACTGAACCTAGCATCCCAATATTGCATTTTAAAATTGTGTAAAGTGCCATCACTATCAGTAGAGGCAAGCAACCAGTCTAAATTACTTTCTGATATATTGTAATTTTTACTAATTCTAAAACTTTCTGCGCCAACACGTTCTTGGCGATAGCAATTGGCACATGCTAGTGGTTCTTCTCCTTTTAGCATTTGCTCACGCACTGCTTTCATATCAGGCGAGTTAATTATTTCTTGAGCAGTAGAATAGTCTCGTATGTTTCCAAACGAGACTACTTGCTTATTTGCACTACAACAGGGACTAAATTCGCCATTGGGCTCATGAAAGAAATGCACCCAAGGAAGGATGCAAAAAGTTTTACTCGGTAGCGGCTGGCTCAACAGTCTGTACCTCTGCGTCTATTACATTTGTAACAGGTTCTTCTTTGGGAATAAACTGTTCAAGATAAGGTAAATCCAATTGTGCCATTACATTGATAACATATTGTGGGTATGCTTCTAAAAAGTATTTGAACAATTTATCAAAGTCACCATCATAAGCATTAAAACGATTTTTAACAATAGTTTTCTTACTAAGATTTAATACTACACCGGCATAACTGTGGTCGTTTGGCTTCAATCCTTTGGTAAACTCAATACGCTCATCGTACTGATGATTGTTAGGGTCACTCATGTAGCCCCTTATATGTGTCATTTTGGGATCTTTTGGTTTGATTACATAAAATGCCAACAAGTGTAAGTCTTTAATTTTCATTATGCTATTTGTGTTAATTCTACTAATGTGGCTGAAAGATTAATTTCAGCATCTGCTACCATGGCATGGTTTACAAGTCCTTTGCGTATCGCTAATATAGCCTCGTCTTGTCCTTCTTGTGTTTTGCTCCAAAGATCTAAATTGTCATACATCCAGCGAAACATTCCATCCATGTCTTCTGTAGCTGCTTGACTACAAATTAAAGTACGTGCTTCACGAATCTTGCCAGATTTAAATAACGCTACACTATCAAGTTTCCAATCTTTAACGGCCATATCACTATCTCCTGGATTAATTAAGGTGCCACTGGTTGAATTTTTCTGCAAAAGGTTTAGGCATTTACGCAAGTCTGGATATGTGGCTTTGACATACGTGTCTAGTACATCCAAGTCAAATTCTATGCCTTCTGTTACTAAAACAGTTGCGGCTCTTGCTGTAAATTCTGTAGTATCGCTTTTGTCAATATGAAAACCTTGACATCTACTGTGTATTGGTGGTAATATCTTGTTGGGATAATTACAAGTCAATATAAAACGTACATTTTGACTGTAGTCTTCCATTAGGTTACGTAGTGCTGGTTGCACACTATTAGGATTCATGTAGTCTGCTTCGTCAATTAAGACAACTTTAAATTTGCCAAAAGGCATTGTTTGGCAGAAGTTAATCAGCGAGTCAACCCAATTGATCTTACGTGCTTCCTTACTACCATTGGCATACATTATATCGTATTCTTCAATGCCAAGTTCATTAATTAACAATTTAGCCAGAGTTGTTTTGCCAGTGCCCGGACTTCCGCTTAATAACAAATGCGGAATAATTCCATCCTTAATCCAACTCTCGACCGTTTGTCTTTGATCGGGGTCAGTAAACACATAATTATCTACTGTGTTGGGCCTGTACTTTTCAGTCCAAAGTTCTTTCATTTAATATTCCAATCCTTTTTTGCTTGTTGCCATACTCGACGGGGATTTGTTATGGCCCATGCTGCTATTATAAACGGGGTTGCTAATAATATCAACCATTTTGGTACAGTTGCAGGATGGTGTGGACAACGTCCTTGTCTATAGTCGCACTCGGCGCTATACTCTTGTCTGCATAGTTTACATTTCATTTTTTAAGTATATCAATAATACGTTCTTGCTCTTGCTCTTTGAGCCATTCTTGTTCGCCTGAGTAGGTACTACATTCGGCTAATGATTCGTCTATTAGCCATTTGAGTTTGTACAATTCTTGTTTAGTGCCCCATGTCATGAATCCATCGTTGCGAGGATTAGCACACTCAGCCCGCATCATCCAAATGCCATGTCGTATAGCATTTGCATCCCAGTCACGCCGGTATCCCATATTACCACCTTGATTTTGGATCGACTAATGTCTCGGTGCTTTGTGTATCATCGCCAGTGGGCTCAGTATCGCTGATTAATAAAATATCATTGGTGTCAATCCTGCGAATTGTTCTTTCTCCCGTGGTGTCTTCAATGCCAACACCACGAGTCCAACGTCCGTGTGCAACTAACACCCATTGTCCAACTTTGATATCCTCTTGTTCTTTGCCAACTGCATATACTTGAGCCCAACGTGGACGTATTCCAGCGTTTCTTCCATCATCACTTAGTAAGTATATTCCACTAGTGGTTAACCTCTCTTTGAAGTTCATATCTGCAACCAATACGTGATCTTTGATTGCTTGTAATTTTTTGATTTTGATTGGCTTTAACATATTAAATTCTAGTAGGTCCTTGTGCTTTTTTAAGTTGTTGTGGTGTTGGTGCTGCTTGTTGTACTACCGATACAGTTTTTGCA